TGGACGGTGAGAACCCAACTATGGACGACCGGAGCGCAAGCTCCCTAAGAAGTAGCGGTTCGGTGAAACGTCAAGTTATTCAAGTGTAAGCTTGGATATAAACGCCTAACCAAAGTGATATGATGGATATTTCAAAAATGAGCAAGGCACAGCTTGTAAAACTCATAGGTACTTCCTATGTATTCGTGCCAAAGACTAAAGGACACATGTATTGCAGACTGGACGATAGAGGCATTTCTATTGCAGTTACCGAGGATTATTCTGTTGTGTCTACCAACTTCCATAGAAACGTATTTACCAATGTAGTAAGTGGCGGTTATTCTAATCCTTATCTGTGGCTTAGAACATTCTGTGAGTGCATCGAAGCAAACAAAGAATTTGGAGAAGTTAAGGACAAGAATGGGAATGTACAAGGTTTCAGCTTCTCTCAACTGATGGAACATGCTGACGAAATGCCGGAAGAGATTGTTAAGGTATTGCAGCATACAGAGCGATGGATTTATACGCTTTCCGAGCCAGCCTTTGCCGTTGGAGGAGATACATTGCAAGTCACCAATGTAATGTGTATGTACTTCTCATACTTGGCAAAAAGTAATACCATGCTCATGCCAGCACCTTCCGATATTTCTCGCAACGAATTTTATCAGAAGTATATCGAAACTATCCGCTATCTTTCTCTTGAAACAACGCTTGATGAAGAAAAGGTAAAAGATTTGAAGGAACAAATCTGCAACATCGAACGTGAGGCAATGAACAAGATTGAGATTCTGATAAGGGATAACGGTGGTGAATTTAAACAATCAATTGCCATTCCTAAAAGAGAGGTTGATGAAGGAGAAGCCTTAAACGAAATGAAGAATGATAACGTGGAGTAACATTGTTGCGGTCGTAATAGGCATGGCATTTATATACTGGCTATACAAAATTAGCGATTATGGAAATCCTTTTATAGCTGGCTTTATGAGCGTTTTATGGTTATTCTCCCTAATCATATTCTACGCGATTTGGGGAGGAATATTTTGGTGGTAGCATGAAAATACATGAATTTAATCTAACTCCTTATCCAAGAAAATTATGGGTAATTAAGAAATGGACGGAGAAGGAACTAAAAGAAGCTTTTTGTAGATACAATGGTGACGAAATAGATTGGGAATTGGATGATAGCGATAGTCCTTTTAGTATAAGAGTTACACCAAGAGTTCAATACAAAGATACAGAGATGCTTGGAATACTCGCATTAATGACGCCAAATGCACCAAACAAAGATTTGGCTCACGATGCAGGACATATAGCTATATCGTTATTTGATGAAATAGGCTCGTATGCTAATTCCCAAGACCAAGAACCCTTTTGCTATTTACTCGGATATATTTATGATTGCTTAGAACAAGTTAAACGAAATAAGTTTAAAGATGAATAAGATAGAAAGATTTAAAGAGATAGTTGCTGAAATGGCAACGCTCTACGAAAACAAGAACAAAGATTATGGCGATTCATTCGGCAAGTCAATCAAAGAACATGGCAATATAGCTGGCATTGTTCGCATGGAAGATAAGTTTAACCGATTGAAGTCATTGCTTAATAGTAATGAGAAGCCTAATTATGAATCGGTGTCTGATACGCTGACTGACCTTGCAAACTACGCCATTATGATGCGTATTGAGCTTGAAGGTAAAGAAGGTACTGCTCAAAAGGCTACTCAATTTGAATGTAAGGTAGATGCAGACCTATCATCTCTTGTCAGTCAAATCATGACTTGCCCACACAAAAGTCTGTCAGAGGAAGAAGCGGAAAGTCTAAATAAAGCTTTGCGCCAGCTTTTGGAAGATACAGAAGAGGCACAAAAGTATTTTTCAGAAAGTGTATCTGACTTGGATGAAATGAAAAAGAATATTCTTAAAGGTCTTGTTGATAGGTTCAAAGGACTTACTTGTAAGATTTTCGATGATGATGTGTTTTGTACCATAAAATTCTAAATGGCACTTATATACAAAGAGGCACTTAGCTTTTTATAAATGCTAATGTAGCGATAACCAAGCTACACCTAAAAAATAGTATTAACCCAACCGATGGCGCATCGGGGATTGGACGGTGAGAACCCAACTATGGACGACCGGAGTACAAGCTCCCTAAGAAGTAGCGGCTCGATGAAACGTCAAATTATTCAAGTGTAAGCTTGGATATAAACGCCTATTCTTATACCCTTCTTGCTTGTGAAAGTAGGAAGGTTTTTTGGAACTTTCACAGATTTAAGCTACATTTGTAGCGAAGTCTAAACTTAAATATTTAACGAAATGGCTGGAACAACTTTTACCAACAAGCGACTTTCCTATCATGTGTCTAACACAACTGGCACTATCACATTGGAAGGTGACGCTACAATCAATTCGCAATCATTGATTGATTCATTCAATGGTAGTGTAAACTCTACTACCGGACAGTACGGCAACTTCTCTTACTCTGAATCCGATGGGGGACAAGTAAACAGAAGCTACAACGGCTCAAAGGAAATCGAAGTAGAGGCTTGTGACCTTATTGATTCTGTAATTGAAGACATCAAAGCAGAAGCGTTGAAATAATGGTTAATTACGAGCAGACAAAGAGCTTGATGAAATCAAGAGGGGTAGATAACCTCTCTCCTCTTGACTTCTCTTTTTCACTGATGGTAGCTATTGGTATCAATGAGATACAATCTTATATGGTTACTATCAGAGGGAAAGAGTACGAAAAGAAAACCGAAGAACAAATACCTAAGTTCCGTGAAAGATGTAGCTTGGAGGTTACAGACTATCTTGAACGGACAGATATTAAAGAAACTATAAGGTTTCTTAGGACAGAGCACGATAGGAATATCAAAGATACTGCCTTGCAGCTTGAAGATATTGACTTCAACGCAGAAGACTTAAGAAAGATATTGGCGAAGTTCTTGAAAGAGAAATACAAGGACATTGACGCAGCCGATGCAAAGGACTTGCTCAACGCCATCAAAATATACGTGGATAAGTTCGGAGATTCCGGAGAGGATGGGGTTGCCAAGTTCAACCGACACTTTATCCAAGTCTATCCTCCATATAATGCTGTATGCCCCAACTGCGGGAAAGAAATTGACCTTCCTCGTGGTGTCAATTCTAAATGCAAGCATTGCGACCATCAGTTTGTATGGAGTGAAGAAAAGGAAAGATATTATTAATGACACTCATATACAAAGTGATGTATATAATTGCCTTTAATAAATACCAATGTAGCGAAAACCAAGCTACGCAGAGAGATTTAAAATAGTATTAACCCAACCGATGGCGTATCGGGGATTGGACGGTGAGAACCCAACTATGGACGAACGGAGCGCAAGCTCTCTAAGAAGTAGTGGCTCGATGAAACGTCAAGTTATTCAAGTGTAAGCTTGGATATAAACGCCCAACATAATAATGAAAACATCTAAAATTGTAAGCGTTTATAAGACAATGAACGACAGCAAACTCACTAAGATGGAGGATGCTGACAAGTTTAAAGTTATTAAAGCATTACGTGCTATTAAGCCAATCAGTGAAGGCTATGAGGAGTTTGTCAAGCTGACACACGAGAAGCTGAAAGACGATAAAATGGAAGAGATGCAGAAGAAAGCCCAACATTGGCAGGAAATGCAGTCACAAGGGAAGGAAGTTGAATATTCCTTTGAGGAGCGCAAGGAACTCAATGAGTATTTCCAGAACTTCAACAATACCATTGAGAAGCTGATGAAAGAAGAGGGCGACAAGGAGAACGAACTCACCTATGACAAGTTGAGTGAGGACGCTTTCGGAAAGTACATCGCTTCCAACGACTTCAATGTAAGTACCATCATGGACTTGCAGGAAGTTCTTGTAGGAGAATAGTATTTGTTGCATATTACATAGTTTATTTAGAGGTTTGGGGAGCTTGTGAAAGTTCCCCTTTTCTATTGTTACATTGTTGGTCGTAGAGGCTCTACGAAATCTGTATATCTCGATGAATCAAGAGTAACCCAGACCTTATAGGATTTGTCTGCTTCTATATCAAATATCTTTCTGATAACTGTGTATGTTTCACCAGCAGCCACAGTGAATGTTCCTAACTCTAATTTTGTTTCACCAACCATCTGTGGGTAAAACAAGTCATGTTCAGCGAAGCGAACCCACAGCCAATTATTAGTAAATGTCTTGCTTGAACTTGTCGGGTTCTTGACTTGAACAGTCACAGTCAATGCAGTTGCAATCATTCCAATATTAGCTTTGATGATGATATTATATGTGGTACTTACTACTTGTATCTCGGCAACCTTAGTATTAGGCAAAGTGAAATAGCCAGCAGCCTTATCTGCGTCCAGTCTGCCAAGCTTTACAGTAGACAAGAAGGGATAGACATTATATGTGTTTACTGGCAATCCTCCAACTGGTACTTGTACCAGCATTGTCCCCGGACTGTCAGCAGTCAGTCGTTGCGACCTTGTTCCTCCTTTCTGAACCATATATACACCAAAGTACATATCCCCTAATGTATAAGCCACACCCTGCCATACCAATGCACCTATATCACTTAACGATAGGCTTCCTCCCATTGAAGACGATGGATTATAAGCTACTGTAGCGTCGAATGTACTTCCGCTTAGATTATCTACTTGCTTTGGAACTGTAAACGAGTGAATTGGCGCCATTGCTTCCGGCATATACCCTTCAAAGTCAAGAAGCCGGAAAGGTGCATTGCTTCCTCCTTGTGGCGGTGAATACTTATATCCATTTGAACCGTCAGAGGTCATTTTACTTACTATATCCTTATAAGTACCAGCCTGCGCACCGCTTATATCAATACCACAATTCCCATTACTACTTTTCCACCAATTTGAGTTTGTAAGATTGATATTTTCTGATGGGTATATTACGGGCTTATACTTTGCCCACATATTTGTTTTGCCATGAGTATTCTTGCACAAATAACCTAAGTCATTACTTGATACACCCAATGCTGTGCGGACATCATCAATACTGACGGGTGCTACGATTTTCCCACTTGATATTGGCATAAATAAACTATTTAGTTCTAAGAGAACTTGGTAAAAAACATGGCTTTGAGCTACCCGTAGCAGCATTGAAGCCGTTAACAACTCTCACTTTCTTTTTCATATCATTCTTCATAATACATTGTATCTTAACTATATAGGTTATTCGACTTTGTGTTTTTTCATTTTTAAAGCATCTGCTGCGAAGTAGGTGCTTTTTTATTAGTTAAAGATAGGTATTCTCGTCTATACGGTGCATAGTCAAAGTACCCATAATATAGTTCCTACCAGTAGGGCGATTAACTATTATAGTTGTAGGTTCATAAGAATCTAAACATACAAACTTACTTTCTGCACCAGCATATTCAGATTTGATAGTCACTTGGTGGCTCGTCATATAACTAATGAAGTTCTTGTGAACCGCACGGACATCAACCGTACTATCGTGGAAATCATCTATGATAAACGAAATCTCTACATCGGGATTTTCGTAGCACACTTTATCCGGTACGAAGACATCTTCCTTGTTGCTGTTAATCCAAGAAGCCGTATAGATATTCTTGGGTTCTCCTTGTGCAAGAAATCCGTCCATCTTCAATATACGAAGACCTTTCCATTTAACTGTGAAGTCGGTATAGTCTTCAATACCAGCTTTTACGAAATATATATTTGCTCCTAACATAATCAGAATGGCGTATAAGATAAATAATACACATCTCCTGCGTTGGTTATATAGAAATCTATATAATTAGCACCTAATGAGATATTCAATACTAAATAATCATTTTCCATATCCGGTATTCCCTCTGGTGCATCTTCTGCCTTCTCTATTGATTTAGACACATAAACATTATAATATTTATTCGGATGCGTCAAAGAAAAAGTCAAAAAATCTTTTTGATTTGCTATGTGTTCATAAGCATTATCCAACAATGCAACAAATTCCGGGTCTTCTTTTGTAAATGGTGCTAAAGTTGGGACTAAGGGAGAAGAAGATAAGAACAGATTCATTATCTTTTCGGGCAATGGCTCTTGAACATTCTTTCCACCTTCTGCTTTATAGAACACTGTAGCTGCGCTCTTATCGTATAATATGTTTCTTGGTTGTTTCATAATCGTAAGTCTTTAGTGAACATTTTTACTTTACCATCATTCTCTAAAACCTTCACTTCACATTTGGGAGAATACATATAGACTACAACATTACTGTGTACGTCTACATAGTCAATAGTCAAAACACTTTCATCAAACAGATAGATACGTATGGCATTGAATCCGTCTAATTCCAAGTGAACATTAGACTTGTTAGATATATATATAGTTGGGCATTTAGTTTCTTGTACCGATATGCGGCTATCACATTGGACGAAGTGAGAAACGTCCTCTTTTAAGGTTATATAATCGTGATTATCTACCCACATAGAGTAAGTATAACCATCAACTCCATCAACATCATTAAAGGTGTGCTTTCCGTTTATATAGTCAGCAAACTCCCTTTTTAAAAAGTCAACGGACATTCCCCAGCCTTCATACATTGAAGTTGCCATATATGGAATACTCTGTTGCTGCAAGGCAAGCTGCATCAGCTTCTCTCTATCCTCCTTGCAGGCTTTCCACTCTTTGTTGTACTCGCTACACAAGTCCCGTAACAAAGAGTTTTTGTAAAAGTATAGTAAGTTATGCTCCATCATTCTTCTTTAAACAAGGAAACAATAAAATCTCGTCCAGCACCCGTCCACCTTCTGTCATAAATAATACGTCCGTTATCCAAAACAGTTTGCTTAACAGAAGTGTAACCTAAGTCAGCATACTTCGCATACAACAGCCATGTGCCGTTTTGCTTGAACTGAACTTCCATCTTAGCTAACCGATTGTTCAGTTCTATTGCAGACCTCAAACCAACTTCCTTTGCAATCTCGCCAGCAGTATAAGTTTTAGAATCATGCACCAAGCGTTTAACATTGTCTTGTGCCTCCTTAGCTTCAAGTAACGCCTGCTGTTTTGCTTCATACTCCAAAGCCCATGCTCTTGCGGCTTCTGCCGGATTATTGAAGTTAGGCAATGTGATACCAGAAATAGCTTTCTTTTCACATTCAAGAAAGTAGTTCCTATAATCATAACTTAAAGGAGTTCTTGCCATCATTGCAATATGTTTAGCAAAGTCTATTGTGATAGCATAATCCTTAGTTTCATTACCGTTCGTCATTGTGACGAACCCTACCCAATCCTCATTCTCTTTAAAGAAATCATCTTCAACTATGTTTTGAGTTGCCCATCTCGACCAATTAGATTTATCTAATCCAAGTCCAATATACAACTCTCTTGCCGAAACTACTTGCTTTCCTTCTCTCTCTGAAATTTTAATTAGCTCTTTCATATTTACGACTGTTTATACGACTTGTTAATAATAATGAGAGAGAAGTAGAAGTCGCCACTACTTTCAATAGAGGAGCTACCTCTATCTATCTCCCTCACTACAAATATACTAATTAATCGGGTAATATCCTAACATTTACACCATTTCCTGCGGCAGTAGAAATATTTACCGTCCAAACTTGAATGGCTTGAAGTATCTGATAGCTACTACGCATTTGAAGCAACATCTGCGACATTGTGCCTGCATTGACATTAGTCATATCCCATATGCCTTGCATGATAGTAGTTTGCTGGAATACTTGCTGGCTTACCATATTTATATAGGCTTCCAATGCACCAGCTTGTTCTTCTGTTATGCCTTGTATTCCTTTCTGTAACGAGGATAGTGCTGCATCTTTCACTCCACTACCGAACTCTATACCAAGCTGACCCATCAAGTTCTTTAAGTCCTCGTTTATCAAAGGAATTAGCTCTTTACCCAAGTCAGCTATCTGTTTGGCTTCTTCGGTGGTAATACCTACACCGCCAGCAGAGTTTTCTTCGGTAAATCTCTGAACCATAGCAAACATACTCTTCAACCGTTGTCCGACAATCTCAGAAGCAAGCGACTTGACAATCATATTTGTTATTAAATCATCAAAGCTTTCTTCCAAGTTTGCCATTGTATCAGTTCCTTCCTTCCAAGCTGAAATCCAAGAATCGGCAAAGCTTTCTGCGGCAGACTTCACATCTGTACCGAGCAAATTATTTACTATTTCGGTAGTAGCATCATCAATGGCATTCTGTAAGTCGGTAACTTGACCCTCTAATTCTATGATTTTGTCTTGGTCGCGGTTTTTCTTCTTCCGGCTCTTTTCAAGTTGAAGCTGACGTTGAACTTCTGCAAGCTGTGCCTTCTGATTTGCAATAGCTGCCTTCTGCGCTGAAATTTCAGCTTTACCCATCGACTTATCAACAGCACGTTCAAGATTCTTATAAGCGTTCTCTAATTGCTTAACTCTTCTCTCACTCTTTTCAACCTCTCTTGTAATTTTCTTGTTCCCGGCATTGAATATGGCTGATACTCCTTTCCAGATACCACCAACAGCCTTTATACCACCGCTAATAAAATTGCCCGACATTATATCTTTAACTCCATCAGCAGCTTGGGCAACTCCTTGTATAGTTTCTCCTACTGTTGAGATAGTATCAGTGACACCTTCCGAAAATCCCATCTGCTCAAATATATTCCCTACAGAACTTACCATCATTCCAAGTTCTTCTATATTAGCTAATAAGTCTTTAAAAGGATTTTCGCTTTCTTTCAGCTTATCTTTTAAGTTTTTAACTTGGTTGGCAAGAGCAGCAAATGGGTTACGAGAATTTACTTCGGTCTTTAAAGCCTTAATCCGTGCTAATAGTTCTTTGTATTGGTCTATTGGCATATTAGCTTTATTAGCCTCTGCAAACTTAGTTATCTCGTCAATCATTTGATTTAAAGAGATAGTACCTATAATACTTAAGTCTTGAAACGACTTCTCCCAAGCATTGGAAGTATTCTTCCATTCCTCAAAAGCTATCTTAGTCTTTTCTTGTTCCGCACCAGTATCAACAGCAAGAGAGAGCTTTGGGGCTTTCTCGTTTATAAAGTTTTGTATTTCTTCAATCTCACTTTCTATCTCTGCTCTTACATTGGGGCTTTCGGTCACAGACAACTGCAATTCCAGCTTTGCCAAATCAGAAGTTGCCTCAGTAACTCTATTGGAGATAGAAGCTTGGTCTTCCAAACGTTTTCTTTCGACCTCTGCTATCTTATCCTCCATTTCAGCGTACTTGTCTGCAATAGACTGGAAGTTCTTGAAATCATCCAATGCAGCTTTCTTGATAGTATCGCTTAATCTTTTCTGAATATCTTCAATAGCCTTTGAAGCATCACTCTCACTCTTAACCATAGTGTCAAGAGAACTTTGCCAACTCTTAACCCTTATGTCGTTAGGATTCTTTTCGATTAAGTCTTGTAATCTCTCTTGTTCTTTTTGGAAGGATGAAACTTTTTCCCTCAAACTATTCAATGTAGCGTTAACATCAGCTTCCAATTGTTCAAGTGAAACGGGGTCATACTCAAACAAGCCAGCAAACAGTGAACCGAACTGCCCAGCACCTTCAATATCCAATTCTAATTCATAGCCTTGGAACATTCCCTCAATCTTACGTTTTGCCAAAGCAACACTTGCAGAGTTTATAGAGATAGAATATTCAATCTCGCTCTGTGCCTTCTTCCCGGCAACCAACTGTTTAGCTTCCGGTGATTTGAGGGTTTCAGCTATCTTGTCGTAGAACTTCGGAGCACTTCCTTTGTCAAAAGTAATCAAGTCGTTAATATCAACACTGACACCTTTAAACGCATTGTCGAATAAGTCTTGGTAAGCTTCCTTCACTTTTTCGGTAGCATAGGTTATATTGCCAGTGTCTTTCACAAGCTGCAAGAACTTCTTCTGAATATCATCTACCAACTTAATCTGTTGTTTCAGCAAATCCATTTCCTCCTTTTTGGATTTATTCAAATCCTTTTGGGAAGTAAGATTTATCCTTAAAGAATTAGCAATCTCACGAACCATCTTAATTCGCTGTTGCGTCCATTCTTTTGATTCATCATCAACTAATAATCCCTCATTGATTAAGTCTTCTTGCTTCTTTAATTCCTTGTACTCTTTCTTTAGACGGTCTGTATAATCAAATATACCTTCGTCCTCTTTGAACTTAAAGATATTGCCTATCCTTTCATTTTTAGATGTAATATCATCTACAATAGCCTGCCATTTAGATAAGGCTTTTGTTTCATCGTCAGTAGGTTCTTTAAGCCCAGACAAGCTATCATTAGCTTTTTGAATGGAAGCGTTTATAGAAGCTAACTCTTTTTGCATTTTCTGCAAATTCTCAAATGCAGCTTTCTCTTCCTTTTCAGAAGCCGGACGGGTATAAATCTCACCAGCCATTCCAGCTACAACTTCAACAAGCCCTTTATTATATAATTGGGATTGTTTAGCTATATCTGTAATTAATTGGTCCCTTCTCTTTTCAAGTTCAGACAGTTGTTGCTCCGTACCTTTTATGTTAGACTGACTTAATGCTTCTGCAAATTCTCTTGCAGCTTTAGTATTAATACCTAATATCTTACCATATTCATTCATTTTTGAAATAATGGCAGGAGTAGTAGCATCTACCAACTTACTCATTACCTTATCTAATTGGTTATGAGCTTCTTTATTAGAATTTACAGCAGTTTCTAAATCTTTGTTGTTCTTTGCAGATTTTTCAGAAGAATCGGCATAGGCATCTATTGTTTCTTGGGTTGTACGTATTGTCTTTTGTAAATTGTCATATTGAGAAATAAGGTCTTCAACATTTGAAAGATTTTCAAAAGACTTCTTCAAATGTGTGCTTGCTTCGTCAAGTCCTTCTATTTGCTCCTCTACACTCTTAGCTTTAGGTAATAAGATAGCAAAAGTAGTTAATAAAGCTACAGCACCAGCAGCTACAGCAGCGTATGGATTAGCAGCAACAAAAGCTAATGCCCTATTCAATACGCCTTGTGCACTTGCAGCAGCAAGTGTAGCGGCAGCAGTTCCTTGTGTTGCCCTCGCTCTGGCTACTTCTGCAAGAGTTTGTTTAATCGTTAATCTTGTTCCGTTTAACGTTTCTATATTAGCTAAGGCTTGCATTGCCTTATAAGCTCCTATTGTCGATATGACTACAGTCAATGTAGAAGATACAGCGCGCCAATTTTCAAATAATTTCTGTACCACAGATATACTTCCCGTCAATATCCCTTGATGCTCCTTACCTATTTCATTTAACATAAAATCGTAAGCATCAGTCAAATTTGATAATTTACCAGCTAACGTTTCAGCCTGCTTAGCTTGAAAGTCGTAGAACATGCCACCTTCATCTGTATAACGGTTTAAGACTTTCATTACATCAGTGAAGGAAACCATCTTATTAGACATTCTATCCATGACATCACCTACTGAAACAATTCTTTGTTCCTGCTCGGTGTACATCTTAGCAAGCTCTGTGGTTATAGACAGACCAGCATTGGCAAAGTCACGAGCATCCCTTGCTGTAAGTACAGTCTGTGCCCTAATCTGACCTAAGTTGTAAGTCAAACGTTCCATTGGTACACCAAGAGCGGCACTAATATCTGCAATACGTTTTGAAACATCTACAAGTTCTTCTGCTTCAAAGTTATAGGCAGCAAGCATTTTTGTTGTACTTGCCAAGTCTATTACGGTAAATGGAGATTTAAGAGCTAAAGTCTGTTGTTCCCGGAATATCTGAGAACCTTTTTCAAAGTCATTAAGTACAGCACCGATTGAACGTTCAAGCAATTCATACTGACCTCTAACGTCCATAAGACTTTTTACAAATCCCGTGATAGCTCCTAAACCAGCATAGAAGAGAACTCTTTTACCTAAGTTCTTGAAGGATTCCATCAATCCGCTATTTACCTTTTGAAGCTGAACACCAGAGGAGATAGCATCAGCATTTGCTTTTTTCAAACTTGCCATTTCCTTATTTACAGTAGCAAGTTTTGCAGCATAATTAGCATCATCTGTGGAGAGATTACGTTGTACAATCTGCAAGGCTTTCAGCTTTTCAATTCTTTCTTGGATTGACTTATTGCCCATAGCCATAGCCTTTTCGTAGCTTTGACCTCCTTGTGATATTCTACTCTTCTCCTCCTCTCTTGCTATTCTTGCTGCTAAGTTGGCAGTCTGCTGACGGAGCAATATTTCTCTTTGAAGCAGCTTCTCCCTTTGAGCAACATGAACATTAATCCTTGCCTCTTGCACATCAGTTTTTACAGTAGCCAATTGTTCCATATTATTCTTAATACGGGTAGTGTTCCCTTGTATCTTAGAGAATACTTCTCGTAAATTATTGGCGACTTGCAAGGCTTGGTTCATAGAATTAACGTCTACAGATACATTCGTAGTAGCAGCTTGCGTGGCAGCAGTATTACCTTGTGCAATATTAGTTGCCCCCAAACTTTTAAGCTTGGCTTCCAACTCGGAAATCTTCGTTTCCAAAGGACGGATTTGCTGGTTAAAGCCATCAACTAAGCCCTTACCAATATTCTTACCCAATTGGTCGGCAAAGCCCTCCACACTCGCCAACTTACCTTCCAACTTGTTGGTGAAATCTTCCAGACGCTTTTCCGTCTTCTTTAGAGTTTCATCAATGCTTGATAACAAGTCCTTATCAGACATTGAAGCACTAATAACTACATCTTTATTGTCTGCCATCGCTGCTACTTTTTATTTTATTCTTGGTATGGTATCTAACACACTACGTTTAGGTGCTTGCAACTCACTTCTATCACTTTTACGTCGTTTCCAAAACTTCTCCCATATCTCTTTATCTTTGCCACGCAAATACTTGATATGGGTGCTGTCTACTGTCAAGAAAAGAACTTGTGCCATAGACAATCTATAAAGATAATCGTCATACGTAAACTGCGGAAAGCTACGTATGAAATCACCTAAATCTCCGATTTGGCTTGCCGCCATAATGTTAATTGTTCCGCTACCTTCTTCCTCATATTCGTCTGCGAAACCATAAGAGCCTTCCCCGATATGAGCACCGTAAAAACCGGTGATAAGTCGATGCTGTTAATTGCCTCAATAATGATTGCCGCCCATTGAGCAGGCTCAAATACGGAGTTGAGAATACGAGCCTTCATAAAAGCTATCAGTTTGTCATTTCTGCTCATAACTTCTATCGCACTCGCATAATCGGTTATATCATCTGGTGAGAAGAGGTGATTAACAAGAATGATTGCTACAATCTCGGAACTTACGTCCAAGTCTGTACATAGAGCGTACATCATGCTCTTATCATCCTTAATATCCTCTTCCTTTTGTAATTTCAACGCTAATTGGAAAATACGCTGGTATGAGTATGCCCTCAACCGATGCACCTTATACTGCTTATCTCCTAACTTGACAAGCGTAGGATTGTCAGTCATAATCTCTGATATTTCCCTCTTTAGCTCGTCCGGTATAATCAAATCCTTTTCTTCCATTGTCATTTGTGCATTAAAGAAAAAAGGGCAGCAGCAAACAAGCCACTGCCCTTTCTCTTGATTTATAATGGGTCTTAGCCTCAACCAGGTTCAGCCATCTTCATCTCAACTGTCTTGCCATCATCGTCAACCAAAGCAGTGATAACAATGTGCAATTTCAACGGAGCAGTTTTCAAATCAGTACCATCCCAATTGGTAGCGACCTTACCTTTGTAAATAACAATGTAGTCAATACCATTGTAGAACTCCAACTTGAACTGCTTGTAAACGTTGGTGAATGAAGAAGGCATTGTGTACAAGCCAGTAGAAGCGGTAAACTCACCGCCTTCCATAGCGGCAATCTCTTCCGGTTTGTACTTAACCAAGTCAAATTCAATCTTGTAAGAACCAAGTGTACCCACGCTATCAAGCGGAGTATCATAGAACTCACCGTTAATAGCACTTTCACTTGCGGTTTCTTGACTGATAGACAAACCTTCCAACACACCCATAAGAGGAGTATAAGAAGCTTCTGTACCAGCCCCGACTTCCGCATAGCCTAAAGACTTACATTTGTAAGTCAACAAATCTTGTGTAGCCATCTCGTCTAATTATTAAATTATTATTTATATTGAGGCGCTTATATCCAAGCTTACACTTGAATAATTTGACGTTTCATCGAGCCGCTACTTCTTAGGGAGCTTGTGCTCCGGTCGTCCATAGTTGGGTTCTCACCGTCCAATCCCCGATACGCCATCGGTTGGGTTAATTTTTACTTTATTAGTACCATAAATGATTTAATATACATGAAGAACAGATTGTCGCTCTCATTATATATATCATCAGTTGACAATATACCATCAGTTGATATGTCGTATTTTCCTCCGGCTTTCTCAACTTCTGCATTCACAATATCGGATATGCTTGTTTCATACTTTTGAAGCAAGGTAGTGTCAAGCCGACCTCTTGTTTTGGGAGGGATATACATCTCAACTGTTACCCGAACACTTGCAAAAGCATTCAAGTTGAATTGGCTCTTATCCTTAATTTCTCCCAAACGGATAACCATGAAGCCGCCAGCGTTTATCTCTTCTTCCAGCTTGGTAGGCATTTCCATCGGATAGATGTACTTTGTGACCTTATCTATAAAGAGAGAATAAACATATTGGTATATCGGCATTCGCCTTGCATCAATTAAACTCATGGGATTTGTTTACAAGGACATTCATATATCCTTGATGGTGTCCCCACTACACCTCTATTGATTACTTGATATAATCTTTCACCAATTACTTTTTCTTGAAACGGAACGCTCATATCCCTATTGTTTTAACAGTTGCCTTCCCTGCAAAATCTTCCTTAATATCGTCATATATGGTTGATAACACCTCAAATCTTCGTCTTGGATTTCCGGCATTCCCTCCTTCCAATATAGGAGCATAAGGCACTGTTGCTGCCAGCACCAAATCCCATCCTATATAAGTGGCAGGAGTATAGTTTGCCAAGAACTCGTCAGCAAGCTTTCTTCCATCTATCAGCTTGCCATGATACTTTGAGTTTTTAGTTGCCATCTGATACGGATACAAGTAGCCGCTCCCCTTCAAATTGCCTTGATAGAACACAGCCCAAATATAACTATCAGCCAAGTTGTAAGTCTGGTCGGTAAATCCGCTTTCAGAATATGCTTTCTTCAACAATTCGGGTGCATAGGCTATTAGTCGCTGGGTTTGCTCGCCAGCAAGTCTGTCAAACAGTTCTTGCCGAACCCTTTTCAAACCACTCAAATCAACTTTTACTTTTATCGCCATCCACCTTTTCTATTTGCATATATAGTTATAGCACCTAACATAGAAGGTATGCTGTTATCAACTTGCATCTTAATTTGCTCTCCCATAACATCACATTCTATCCAGTCTTCATTACGTACTGGATTAATATACTTCCCGTCCTCTCCTTTTATCAAAGGAATAGAAACAACGTAGTCGCTTGTTTGAGCGGTCGAACCGGATTCAGCAACAGAAAGATTCACGTCCATTACTCCTTCGTAGACGGTATCTTCTTCATCGTCGCCCATAGAACTTTCGATGATTCTGTATATACGTCCCGAAAAAGGAAATTCTTCTATGTCACTGAATGAAATCATATCACATCTATAATTTTCAAGAGTTTAATCTTTGGACGAGCAGAGATAAGAACCTCGTAATTCGGGTCATTGTATCTCTTATATATGCCCAAAGCATAACTGATTTTATTACTCTGATAGATGTCCGTCTCTGAACCTACTGTACGCTGGAAGTTATTATGAGAGGCTGATTGAGATGCTGTACTTGAAGGGCTTAACAACACTGCGGTAAATATTATATCGGCAGTCATTAAATCCTTTTGTTCTTGGGTCAACGTCATAGCATCCTCGTTTACATCTGTGATGCCGCGGTCAAGAGCAATTCTCATAAATGTATTCTCCTCAAACGAATACCGACAAGATGAAGAAAGCCATTCAAGTATAGTCATATATAACCCTCCAAGTTTAAGAACCAGCAGACGTAGTATCAACAACAATGTGTTCCATAAACTCGGTCAGCACTGGCATATAACGACCGATAGCATCAGTATGATATGCCTTGTAGATACCGTTAGGAACTACCTTGTTGATAATATAAATCAAGTCATTCTGTGTAGAAGCGATTGAATAGTCAATCGTCTTGTTTGCTTCACGCTGCAACAAGATAACATCGGCAACATCAGAGTGAACGACCTTACCAGCAAAGCCAATAGGACGCAGAACTACTACGCCAGCCTTCCATCCTTGTACAGTCTTAATCGTCTTGATGTCTTGTACCACTTGTTCCTCTTTCACAATGCGGATAGGAGAAATCTTAGATACAGAAGAACGAGAATACTGAATAAGCTGCTCCCAAGAAATGATGTTAGTATCAATGCCGGAAGCACCATTAGTAACAACAATAACTTTATCGGGCGCATACAAGCGAATCCAACGGTTAACTTCTTCCTTGAAGTATTTGTTGTTCAACAAGTGAGTGATAACCATGTCATACGGCAAATCCCATTCCATTGTACCAGTAAATCCAGTACGGTCACGGAAATCTTTCTCAATCTTTGCCATTTGTTCCGGAATGTTAGCTTCTGCGTTCGTCCATACTTCCTTACCAGCCTTAACAAAGTTTTCAGTAGGCACATACTTCGGGAACTCATGTACGACACCGGACATACCACGAGAATCAGCATTGCTGTACTGACCTCCCTTAGACAAAGCTTGTGCGGCAATGTTAGAAAGACGGTAGTTGTGTGTCTTAATCAAGTCAGCAACACCACGTACATAACCTTCCAACAAAGTAGCATTAGCTTCACCAAGTTCATTCAAGCGTGCTTTCAATTCCTCTTTTGAAAGAGAAGTTTCAAACAAGCCTTTACCGAACTGAGGGATAGTACCAGTTCTCTGTTCCCAGCCTTCGTTATCCATCTGAGCAACTTCACTCAACGGTGTCATTGCATCAGCCATCGGAACGGGGCGGCGAGTAACATTATAGATAGTATAAGCAGGGTCAAGCTTCGGGCGGCTCATGTCAATAGGGTACTTACCACCATCAACAGTGAAGTGTTCTTGCCAGAAGAACTGGTTTGCATCCATGACGATTTTCTCGTCAATGAGCGTCTGAATAAATGCGCTCGTACCGTCAGAGTTTACCAAACCTCTTTGATAAAGCTGGGTTACTAACTCGTCCGGATTAAATTTATATTTATATGCGTTTGCCATAATTCTACTCCTTTCCTTTAGATTTCAAATACACCTTCGATGTAGTTGCGGTTCTTAGCCAATACATACTTCGGAAGCGGTTGCATACGTTCAACAAATGCGCGCTTTCCATAAACAGTGTTGATGTTGTGCTGAACATTAGTAACTCCCCAGCGACCATCAGTCGGAGCGAACTGTGTATCTACTTCGATGAAGGTATTCGGGTTTTTAACCAACACAGTAGCGTCGGCAGCAGCAGCAGTTGCAACATCACCCTTGCTATCAGCAGCTTCAACCAAAATATCATCAGTAGTCAGAGCACCGATTGCAGTGTCAACAGTAAGAATAAACTGCTTGTTCTCTTCATCGAACTCAACAGATGTAACCTTACCAGACTGCCCCGTAGTTTCAACTGTATCGGGAGCTTTCATAAGTACATTGCCTACTTCGGGAATGTGAGAATAGCCAGAACCATCTACATATAAAGTAGTGTCTGTACCAGCCTCCGTAGCCTTTGCCACCTTAAACGTTTTCAGAAGGAAACCCGGTTTCCACAATCTGTATTCGTACAAGTCAGCCGCAAAAGCATAGCCAAAACCCTTATACGGGTTTGCAATGGTAGAGCCATAGAGGACATTGGAACGTTCCTCGTGATTGGCGTCCTTCCACCATACGAACTTGCCACCTCTAAATTGTTTAGCGGAAGCAAAAAAGGTTTCTAAATTAAATTGTGCCATTTTTTTTAATATTTAAAGGGCGCTTATATCCAAGCTTACACTTGAATAATTTGACGTTTCATCGAGCCACTACTTCTTAGGGAGCTTGCGCCCCGTTCGTCCATAGTTGGGTTCTCACCGTCCAATCCCCGCTGCGCCATCGGTTGGGTTAATACTATTTAAAGTTTGACGGGTTTTATGGCAGCAAGGTAATCTTCCATCGTTGTTTTCTTTCCGTCGGGAGATAATGGTGTAATATCACCAATAGAGCTTCTGAATATATCTTGATAATCTTTCAGCAGTCTTTCTGCCTCGGCATTAACATCAGCATCAATTGCGATATTCTGCTTACCAAGATAGTTACGAAAAGATTCATGTAAATCTTCCCTCACCTTAGACTTGGCTGTATCGTATATCTGATTGCGAACAGACTTCGTTTTCTCTTGCAATTCAAACTTTTCCAGCCTATCAAGTTTCTCTTTGTACTCGGCAGGCAACTCAAATTTCGGAGGCTCTTGATTGCCTTCTCCACCATCATTACCTTTTTCAGCCTTTTTCTTCCATTCTTCAATCTGAGATTTATATTCAGCTTCCTTAGCTTCAAATCCCTTAGTCGCTTCTGAGAATGCGTTCTTTCTTGCATGTCCGCTACTTTCAACCGAAATATTCAATGCGGCTACTAAGCCAGCATCTTCAATCGGAGCATCCTTGTAAGCTTCTGCAAATTTCTCAGAGAACTTATCTCTGAATGTTTCACTCAAATCAAAATTACGTTCTTCGCAAATCTGATTAACTTTAGATAAAACTTCTTCTTTTTGTGCCATTGTTCGTCAATGATTTTAGGCGTTTATATCCAAGCTTACACTTGAACAACTTGACGTTTCATCGAGCCGCTACTTCTTAGGGAGCTTGCGCCCCGTTCGTCCATAGTTGGGTTCTCACCGTCCAATCCCCGATGCGCCATCGGTTGGGTTAATACTATTTTAAATCACTCTGCGTAGCTTGGTTTTCGCTACATTGGCATTAGGTTATATACTAAGTGTCACTTTGTATATAAGTGCCTGATTTTATTATTTTGAACAAAAATAAATAGCTTTTTCATTACTCATACTGTGGTTATCGAAAAAGTAGCATATTTATTTTAAGGTATGTAGCTTGTTTTTCGATAAGTGGCACATATCGAAGCTTAGATTGCGTATTTTTGTAGAAAAAAAGAGAACGGTATTTATCTACAAAGTATCACTTAGCTTTTTATAAACAAATGCCAATGTAGCGAAAACCAAGCTACACCTAAAAAATAGTATTAACCCAACCGCTGGCGCAGCGGGGATTGGACGGTGAGAACCCAACTATGGACGAACGGAGCACAAGCTCCCTAAGAAGTAGTGGTCCGATGAAACGTCAAGTTATTCAAGTGTAAACTTGGATATAAGCGCCTAAAGAACCATTATGAGCGAGAAAATACAGAAAGACAAAATTGTTAGTCCATTGCCGGGTTGCCAATATGAAGCCATCCGAAGCAATGCTGACTATGTTGTACTTACTGGTTCCGGTGGCGGTGGAAAAAGTTTTACATTAGGTTATGCTCCAATTTCATATCTATATGAAAATCAAGGAGCAAAGGCTGTATGGTTCATGCGTAACGTTGGCGACTTTTTTGACGCTGGTAAAGTAGTGGATGGTCTTAAAGAAATATATCCGCTTATTGATAGACGTTTCAGAATACAACCAAGAGAACCTATTGGAGAAGTCATTAAGGTTCAAGACGATATGGGTGTGAAGTTTTTCAATAGCTCTGAAATTAAATTCCAGCAGTTAAATAATGAAAGTCCTACTGTAATAGATAAGATATTCAAAGGATTACAATTCAAGAAGGCTATCTTTGAGGAATGCAATAAATTTGAATGGAGGACTATTTCTACTTGTCAAACCCGTCTGCGTGCAAACACTAAGGGTAAAGCTCAAATATATCTTGCTCAAAATCCGGAACGTGAATGCTTCATACGTAAACTATGTGGCTGTGGTAAGAATGGTGGTGGATGGATTGGAGATGATGGAAAACCCATTAAAGAAATGAATGGAGTTGTTCGGTTCTTCCACATTGTAAAGGGTAACTTGGATGAAGTCTATTGGGGAAATACTAAGGAAGAGGTTTATTCTAAATGCAAAGACATTATAGATAACCTTTTGCAGATTGACCCGGATATGTCTTATGAGGACTTTATTATGAGCATGGTATTCTTTACTTTTGATGTGAGGGATAACCAAGCCATGCTTAAAGCAAACAAAGGTTATCGTGCTATGGCTGCAACATCTGTGCTTGCAGATTCAATGTATGAACCTAATTGGAATTTCTCTATACAAGACGAAAAAGAAGAAGAAGAAGAGGATAATCTTTCCGAAGTTACAGAGGATGATATTCTCAATATGTTTACTCATGTTTCTCCATGTAAATGCAAGAAGGAGCGTATTACCGTGGATATGGCAACTACTGGGGAGGATAACTTTGTAATGAAGCATTGGGTAGGTTTCCATTGTGACGATATACAATATTGTATGAAAAACTCCAATCTTGAAGCTGTAAAGATGATTAAGCAGTTTATGGTTAAGCATGGATTGACTGATAAAGAGCTAATCATTGATGTGCAAGGTAACGGTTTCTTAAAAGAGATTTTCAATCTTGTATCAGCAAATGGTGGAGGTGTCGCATTCTCCGGAGCGATTGCCGCAACTGCTAAGGGAAAGAAACTGTATGAAAGGTTTAAAGATGAAGCTGCACACCTTGCTACCCAAATGATAAAGGCTGGATTGATAACCTATGACAGACAGCTTGCTAAAATGAGATATACACATCAGAAGCTAAAGCGCGAAGGTTCTACTACTGTCTTAAAACAAATGCAGTTTGAGAGCAGAATATTCAAATTTAAACGCTTGCCTTCGGGACGAATACAGTTTGAAGGAAAGAAGGAACAACATGCTCTGATAAAAGGCTTTTCTCCCGACCTTACAGACAACATCATAATGCTTTGTGGAGGATTGTGTTATGACTGTTATAGGGAATTGGCTGGTGCTACTGGTGGAGAATTAAGAAGAAAATTATCTCTTGAAGATATAATGAACCAAGTAAATGGTACTGCACAACCAACAAGGGAAAGAGGAAAGATTACTAATTCAGATAAGATATTGAAAATTTTAAGCAGCATATAAAGATGATAACGAGAAAAAACATTGATTGGTATTTGTCAGAACCAACGCGGCTGTTGTTGAAGAAGCCTTTTACAAGAGGTGGGAAATTTCAGTCGTGCAAAACTTATATTGGTGATGTTACACTTAACCAAAAATCAACTGCCCAGTTGAGCGATTTAACATTACAAGAGGTTTCACAAGACCTCTATCTGAGAGAGTACGACCCTTCTCTACACAATATAAAGTATAATAATTCAATTCCTAAGATTGCAGTCAGAGTTGGAGATACTGATATAGTCATAGATGAACTTGTGCTGACAGTTTCTTTGCAAAAGAATATTCATGCGGCACATGTTCTTCATCTCACTGCTAATCCTATTTCTTTTACTCTCTGTAATATAGAGAAGAACGATACCATCAGTAAGAAGTTTCAGAACTTCAAGCTGGAATGGAACATGAGGAATATGGAGCAAATCAAGTACGAACTAATATCCAAGCAGAAGAAGGTTGGCGATGCTGGCGTACTATTCAAATTTGACCCTATAAAGAAAAAGGGAACAGTTAAAGTCTATTCCTATGATGATGGATATTCTGTCATACCCAACTACAATGAATATGGAGAAGAAATTTCACGCTCCTTATTTTATAAGATAGATGATTTGACAGAAGTCATTGATACATTCGATGATAAGTACCTTTATCGTTCAATACGAAGCAAAGAAGGAGAACCTACCAATAATGGATGGGTTACTGAAAGGATTCTTCATGGGTTTAGCCGTAATCCTCTTGTCTACCATAGAGGCAAAGTAGCTTGGGAATATTCTCAAAGTATAATTGAGATAATTGAATTGCTTACAAATATACATGCTGTGACATTAAAGCGGTTTGGTACTTGGGGATTAGTCTTAAAAGGGGAAATGAATGAAGACAGTTTCAAGCGAGATAACGGCACATTAGTTATCAATCTCCCGGCAGACGAAGGTTCAAGCTACAAGACAGAAGCAAAGACTTTGGAGTTCCCAGAGCCGGAAAGTATGATTGCTTATCTGGAATATTTGCTGGAACAAGTTTCAATTGCTTCATCTGTCAGCTTTATCACTCCAAAGGATATCACTAATACTGGAAGCGGTGGCAACGGTATTGCATTGTCTATGCGTAATGATATTGCACTGGCTACTCAAAGTGTTGCCGATTGGTCTGATTCTATCAATGAAATAACCTATCTTTTCCAAGAGATGTTAGGATTGGAAGAAGACCAGACGAATGCTTATACAGATTTGAAAATTAAAGCCAAACTGAATATTTGGAGCATGGAAACCAACAATACTAAGATTACCAACTTAGCTATGGAATCTAAATGGATTTCCCGACAAACATTGATTGAAGAATCTCCGTCTTCTGCACCAGATGAACTTGACCGAGTAGAAAAAGAAAAGAAGCAAGAAGAAGAAGATGCTATCAAGCAAGCTGAAAAAGCTGAACGGATAAGCAAGAACAACAATACAGAGATTATCGAAACTCCTAATAAAACTACTTACAGTAGCAACGTTTAAAATAACAATATCATGGATTGGACGCAGATTTTAGTATCAATACTTGGAGGAGGAGGTTTCTTAGGTGGAATAGTTTCACTTGTAAATATGAAACCTTCTCGCAAGAAAGCGATGGCAGAGGCTCGGACAGTTGAGATTACGAACCTTGAAAAGTCAATATCAATAATGGAGAAAAGCTACAGTAACATACAGACGTATGTGAACAAGGAAGTAACCCGTATTGAAAACGACCTTTCAGAACTGAAAAAAAAGTATGAAGAAAAAGTTATCTCTATACGGCAAGCATACATTTGCAAAGTACCAAGCGAAGAATGTCCGGTGCTGTTAAAGCAAGCAAAGTTTGATATGGCACATGAATGTGAAGAATGTAGAGGCTGTGAAAAGAATGAAAAGAAGGAGGACTGAAAATGAATATAAAGAACTATTTCAATATCAAAGAGCTTGTTTGCAAGCATGTATATAACAAGTTTGGAGAAATGGCGTGGACGTTTTTTGACCCACGATTGCTTGAAACAATATGCGTCATACGAGAAAAGCTTGGTAAGCCTATAACTGTCAATACTTGGCATTCGGGAGGAGGTCTAACGCAAAGAGGACTTCGTTGTAATGTATGCCAATTAGTAGCTGAAAAGACCCGATTGGAGAAGGTATATGTATCTGCACATCTGCAAGGAACTGCACTGGACTTTGATGTGAAGGGAATGACCGCCTTGGAAGTTCGTAATTGGATTAAGGCAAATCAGATACTTCTTCCTTATCCGGTACGCTTGGAACAAGATGTCACTTGGGTACACTTAGATGTACGTACTGATGGAAGTAATGGCAAAGTAACCTATTTCAAAGGATGAAAAAGGTTCTTCTCCTAATAATCCTTTTGCCTCTTTTGTTTTCATGCCGAACTGCAAAAGACTTGGAGAAAAATACAGAAATAAAAGAGATTATCAAAGAACGGCATGACACTTTAATGGTACACACAAGAGATAGTATCTATTTTTCTGTTATTCAAAAAGGCGATACTGTTTTTAATACTAAGTATATTGAAAAAATCAAGTACATAGACAGAACAGTCATACAGAATGATACTATATATCAAGAGAAAGAAGTCATTAAGGAGAAAGAAGTCATTAAGAAGCATGTTCCATCATGGTGCTGGTGGCTTTTACTAATTAATGCAGCAATCATAGGAATAATCGGAATTAAATACTACGTAAAATGGCGAACGAAGTAAACCCTATACTGAATATATACAATGAAGATGGCACTCCCTTCCACGACATCAGTTTGAGAAAACACACTTTCTCAACTATTGTTATGTCGTTAAATGACAAGATAGAAGGAGAGTTTTATTATAAAGACAATTCACTTTCGTTTACTCTGCAAGAATATGTAGAGTATAAAGGAATAAAGTACATTCTTAAAAATCCTCCCGTAGTTGTTAGAAAAGGAATGACTTCGGAAAACAGCGAGGCAAAGGGAATGACTAAATATAGTTGTACTTTCTACCATGAAATGATTGAATTGTACAACATTCCCTTTACTGACATTGCTATTAGTAGCAGTGAGGAAAGTTATCGCAGCGAAAAACGGACTTTCTCGTGGATTGGTACATTAAGCATGTTCGTTCAAAAAATCAACTCATGTCTTGTCGGAACTAAATGGACTTGCAAGTTACAGCCAACATTTGTAGATGATGGGACAATGAGTGATGTGTTATCATTCAGCAATCAATTTATTTCAGACGTTTGCAAGACTGCATACGAAACATGGAAAGTCCCATTTGTAGTTGATGGATATACTATTTGGTTTGGCAAGCCATCTAAGGAAATACTCGACGATGAAAACAAGCCATACATATTCAAATTCGGACAAGGTGTAGGACTGAAAAACAACGATTGCACACCAAAGAATAATAAGGTCATTACTCGTATTGCTGGATATGGTAGCAACATTAATATTCCGTATGGCTATCCTATAATTACAGATGCAGACGGAAATCGCATTGAGCACCCATATACTCGTGACACGTTAATGCCATCAGTATATGTAGAGGCTGTTAGAAATAAAGTCTTGTTTGGTTCTAAAGACCCTCTTATTGACTACTATGACGCAGATAGCAGCTATCCTACTCCTATCAATCCTCTTGCACCAGTATTCCATATCCAAGAATTTTCCAGCATACAACCTACTATTGAAGGTATGACATACAAGGGACAAGCTATTGACTTGTTCAAAGAAGTAATAGTACCGGAAGGTGGCTGGGATGATTATATTGACCCCGAAACGGGAGAGGTTAGACAGTCGTATTTTGATGTGACGCTTTATCCTCTTGGCTTTGACTTATATGCACAAGCAGCAGTTACAAGTGGAATGACCTTCTCCATGAAGTCCGGTGACACATTAGGAGCTAACTACGAGGTAGCAGTAGATTGGGAAGATGTAAAAAAGAACTTCTATGTAACTGATGAAGCTGGAAACATTGTATTCAAACCAAATGGAGAACAGAGGGACTATGCTAAATATCCAGACAGTACAGACCAAGCTATTACTATTAAACTGACAAAGGACTTAGATACATTTGGTACGATAATGCCAAGCAAGTTCCAGCAAGTTAAAACTGGCGACAAGTTTGTCATATTGCACATTGAAATGCCACAAGCATATATAGACAAGGCACAAGAACGTTTGGACGTCGCCATGAAAAGATATATGCTTGAAAATAATATGCCTTTGTATGACTATCCTTTGAGCTTCGACGAACACTTCTTGGAAACAAACCAAGCAATTCTTGCGCAGATTAAGCCTAATACTATTGTCAGATTCTTGTATAAAGACAATGAGGACGCTATGGAATTATCCGTAAAGGAAATGTCAATCCAATATGGTACAAATCCCCTTCCTACTTATAATATTACCTTAACGGACGAAGTGTCTATTGTACTGAATCAGATAGGACAGATAGCTGATGGACTTAGCAAGTTAGGAAGCCAAGTAGCACAGTTACAAGCTATTTATGGACTTGACATTGTAGGCGAACTGAACAAAAAACTCAGCAGAGTTAAAGATGATACCGCACAAGGAATGATAACTTTCTTGCGTGGATTGAAAGTCGGTAGCTATGTGACCGGAAGTACGGGCGGTATATTCTATGCAGATACAGACGGAAAATCACATGCAGAGCTTGATTATCTGACAGTAAGAATGAAAGCCATGTTCTATGCTTTGGAGATTATCAAGACCGGAGTTATCGGAGGTCGCCAAATGATTACTCCCGGTGGTGCAATCGAATGTATCAAGATAGAAGATAGAAATGATATACTTGACGAAGAAGGTAACAAGACTGGCGAGAATGTTTGGGACTATTGGCGATGCTATTTCTACCAAGATGATGGTACGGAAGCATTAGATAATCGTTTCCGAGCAGGAGATATGGCTTTGGCACAAGACTTCAATATTAAGGAGGGAGTTTATGAGAATGTGTCAAATCATTACTTATGGCGTTTGGTTGTAAACGTAGGAACTAATTACATTGACATCTCAAAAACTGATGCTGATGCAGCCAGTGATGCACCGCGAGTAGGAGATACTATTTGTCAGTTAGGTAATAAGACTTTTGTTGATGCAAATGGTGTTACTCATGTAGAGGACAAGACAAGACAGAATGCAATTATCTTTAGTGCAGTTGACACTTTCTCGCCAAGTATGACTTTATATGCTGGCATAAACAGCTATTCATACCTCAACAAAGAGTACGTGTCCTACGGTGTTGACAAGACTACAAATCTCGCTTATATGAACGTCTATGGCAACTCTTATATTGGAGCAAGAGATAAGAGCAGCTATATGAAGTTTGATACGGTAACTGGTGTTGAGATAAAAGGTAAACTTGTAACCAAATCTGGCAAAGACGTTGAGGAAACATTTAACAGCTTCCAAGACCAGATAGATGGAGTAAAGGAAACTTGGTATGGAGAATACACACCAACTCTTACAAACCAGCCAGCAGTAGATTGGAATACAGAAGCTTTGAAAAAACGGCATGAAGGTGATGTATTTACCAATATCCAAGAATATGTCGATGATGAAACTACTCCCGATGCAGGAAAATCATGGAGATGGGTAAAGACGGGAGATACATGGGGATGGACGCAGATTGCAGACAATGACACTTCAAAGGCTTATCTTGAAGCAGCTAAAGCGCAAAAGGCAGCAGAAGAAGCTAAGAAAGAAGCCAATGACGCAAAGCAGACTGTAACCAATATGAAAGACTTCACAGACGAAGCCTTTAAAGACGGTATTGTTGACAGACAAGAAGCTGCTGCGATTGAGAAATATTTGAACTCAATTAAATCAATACAGAAGAGCGTAGCTGAATCTTATTCTAAGGTTTATGCTAATCCTTTATTGTCCGGTACTGCTAAGGTAGAACTAAAAACCGCTTATGATGGATTTAATGTGGCAACTACCGAGCTTATTACTGCTATTGATGATGCCATAGCTGACGGAGTAGCTACCTCAACGGAAGTCGCTTTGGTAGATGGTAGGTACGACACCTTCAATACCAAATATGGAGATTTTATAGCTTATTTGAATGCAGCCAACAACTTTATCCAAGACAAAATAAACACTTCCGCAGAAGATGCGAAGAAAGCTGCGGAAGAGGCTCAAAAGGCGGCAGATGCAGCTAAAGCAGAAGCGGAAGCAGCTAAACAAAGATTGGATAAGTGGGCAGAAGATGGAGTTATATCTCCTACTGAAAAGCAAGCTATTAAAGACGAAATAGTTCGTATAGACGCTGACAAGACTAATATTACAGCAGGATATACTTTGTATTCATTGGGTAGCCCTACGGGTTATCTGAATGCTCATAGCAATTATCGTGCAGTGTTGGTTACATTATCTGCTTCTACTCCCGAAAATATAACTATACCTTCTGACTTCGCTTCAAAGCAATCTGCGTACTACAATCAACGAACGGCAGCTTTGAATGCCATCAGTGACGCAGCTAAGGCGGCAGTAGATACCGTTAAAAAAGACTTGGCTGGTTATGAATATCTAAAGAAAGCGTGGAAAGAGAGTACCACAATCGAAGGTGGTGTTATTCAGAATGCGTTAAACATGCTAGGATATACTGACCCAGTAGCTGGATTTAAAGTAATGTCCGGTATGAATGGTATCTATGATGCTACTAAGGTCGGTGGAGGTATTGCTTCTTGGTATGGAGGTTCTATGAAGGATAGAGCAGATTATACAGAAGCAAACATGCCATCAGATGTAGCAAAGGCTATCATTCGTATGGATGGCTCTGGCTACCTTGCAAGCGGTGCTGTATGGTGGGGGACTGATGGTGTTTTCCATGCTGACCCACAATCATTCATCATCAAAGAAAATCAGCTTGGCGACTATGTTTCTCTATTCCAGATTGTATATCGTTCTGGAACTCCGAAGACTATTAGCTACATGATACCGCAATATCCAATGCAGAAATTGACAGTTTCCGACTACATCGAAATAGGAACAACTGGGTATCGCATTGGAGTGGATAGTGCCAATAATGCTATTAAAGTCTACAAAGAAGATGGCTCGGCTGTTAACTTCTACGCAAGCGGTGCTGTATCTGCAAAAGGTATCAGTTCCGGTAGTGGCGGTGGAGGAGGCGGTCTTATTGACACCGTTTATGGATATTCAAGTTTAGGTGGCACTTTTGCTGATTCAACATTATCAGACACCTTTAACGCATACACTATCAACAAGTTGGCAAGTAGAATTACTGAACTTGAAAAGAATGGTGGTGGAGGTACTGGCATTGCTGGTATCAAAGTTAACGACCAAACTTATGCGCCAGACACAAGCAAGTATATTACGCTCCCAAACTACCCTTCCACTACTATTACTGGAACGGGAAATGTACTTACCAACGCTACTTATGACAATAGTACGCGAGTACTGACATTAACTAAAGGCAATATTGCTACTACCGCTAACCATTTAGAGAGATATGCTCAAATAACCTCTACTGCGATAGATACTGTATCTACATTTACAGCATCTAAGACATCTGTATGGGAGGCAAATGGTACTGCATATGGAACTACTGGTGCTAATGATACTGTATTAAACATTGGTTCTGCGGCAAATAGGTTATTCCAATTAAGAGCAGCCTATAATTCTGATGATTTTTACTTTAGAGGTGTTGGTGCAAGTTCTTTCAGAACTTGGTATAAAATACTTCACGAAGGGAACTACGCCTCTGCCTTAGATAGTAAATATCTGAAACTTTCTGGTGGAACATTGACGGGAACACTAACTGTTGGAGATACTTCAACTTCTGCAACAGTAGCTACCATTAAATCAAGTAATGCATCTGGAACTTATATTCAATTTGTAAATGGTACAACACCTACAGTTGAAGTAGGATATAATGCGACTTATGGAGCTTACCTATACAATGATAAACTTGATAGCCATCCTACATTATGTTTAGGATTAGCTGATAATTTAAGAGATGCTATAATATACAGATATGCAGGAGTTAATTATAATGTATGGCATTCCGGAAGTCTTAAACCATACCAATTCACTGGATGGTCTGATGCAAGAAGCGTAAATCATGTGCCTAATGACTATAATAGTTTATTTATTATGAGAGGCATTAAGAATTCAACTACTATTGGTCTTTCAGCTGGTGGAAGATATGCAACTGTATGGGGTTGGAGAGGATGGCTGGATAGAAGTGGAGGGCATGCTTGGGAAATAGCTTCAACTAATGAAGATTTATATACTCGTCACGGAGAAACTACTTCTTGGACTTCTTGGGCAAAGATACTTAATAGCTCCAATTATAAAGAATATACAGACGCTCTTTATGTGAAGAAGGCAGGCGATGAAATGACTGGCAGATTACAGTTGAAAAATGCGGCTGAATTTTCTATTAGAATGGAAAAAGATACTTCTAATTATAGAAGAGGTATCATTTGGAATAATGCCGCATCAGATACAAGAATTGCCGAAATTGGGTATCATAATACTGTACAACGTATATTCTTAAATCCATTGGGAAGCACAGAAGTTTCGAATGATGCTGCTGGGAAATATAGTTTTATTATAGGGAATAACTTCTTAACCTATAATACTTGGACTATCCTACATTCAAATAATAGCACTAATTATGCTTCTGGAAGTGTCAAAGTCGCAAATACGAGTGCAGATAATATAAATAATACGAATAGAGCAGGAAGTAGTAGGGTCAACTTCTTTGATATTTATAGCTTAGGGAGTACGATGCCTGCGACTTATGGTAATATCATGGAAATATGTAGTACTCTTTCAAGTCATTGGCAACCACAGCTATTTTTTGGAGGAAGGACAGATGGGCATATTTTTTATCGTAATAAAAGTTATGAAGTAGAGGAATATGGACCGTGGAAGCAACTCATTGATTCAGAGAACTACAGTAGCATCCTAAATTCTACCTACGTCAAAAAGGCTGGTGATACTATGACGGGAGACTTAGTAGTAAATAAAAATATAACTGGACTAAATAATGAGTTTTCGCTTCTAAGTGGAGATGAACATTTTCAACATAGATATTGGAGTGGTGTAGGAAGTTATAGCTATGAAGTATTCCTGTTGTTACCTATTCCTGCTACAACTAATTTAGGCGGTCTTAATACTATAGATGGTACTATATCTGGATATACAAATGGATCTAATCAATGCTTTTGGGTTGATGTGAAGATTTCGACTATTTATAATACTACTTTTTGGAATATAAAATCAATAAGCTCTTTTTTATCTAATCAATATGTATTAAAAAAATGTAAGTATAAAGACATTTGGTATTATTGTATTGAAATTCCATATCGGGATAATAGAATAGATGTATATTATTTTAGAGGGGTTATTCGTTCAACTATTGCAGGAGGATTATCAACTATCACTTTGCCATACCGTATAAAATATAAAACTAAGGCATATGGAAATAATGCAGAAGTTATTAATAACTCTGAAATTAACAGTAGTCTTAGTACAACACTGACACAAGGAGGGATTACAGAAGCGTATCCGATAGGAAGTACATATTATCAAAATATAAAACCCCATCTTAGTAATTCAACAACTTTGGGAACTACTAATTTAAGATGGAAGTGTGTTTATAGTTATAATCTCGACATAAGTTCTACAAGTACTTTTGGTGGAACTGCAACTTTTAATGGTGGAATGTATTCTGGTAACATTTTTCCATTAAGCAATAATAATTACAGAATAGGTTCAAGTAGCAATAGATTTATAGATGCGTATATTCAATCTTGGGTCTATGCTAATTCTGGTCTTTATATGAATCCATCTGGTATAACCCAAAATGGTTCTTATTTGGAACTTTCAAGCGGTGGAAATGAGATTATTATAGCTGGAGACACTAATTTTTATGTTAATAATAGAGGTGCAAGTTATGGCGGTAGGTCTGTTCCTAAAAAATGGTATTGGCTGGCAGGAAACAGTTCATCTTGGGCAAATATGGAATTTGGAGATTGTACCCTGCATGGTTGGATAAATAGCACGGGAATATCTGCAAGTGGCGCTAATTCTTTTAATGTAGGAGCAAGGTTCTCAAATACGAGCGATGATAGTATTGAAATCGTTGGAGGTAATTATACAATGGGACTTGGCTGTCATTCAAACGGGTCTTGGTATTGGTGGAGAGGTACTGCTAATCCGACAAGTGCTACAAATAAATCGTATGTTATGCAATATGATGGTATCACATGGGCTTTTACTGGAAGTATTACTGCTACGGCTGCAATCACCGCTAAAGCTACTTCTGACTTTAGATTAAAAGAGAATTACGATGGGCTTATAGATTACCGAGAAAGACTACTAAAACTTGGCAGAGTTTATGACTATAATTATAACAAAAAAGCATTGGATTTATACCAAGATAGGATAGACAATAAACGTCATACCGGACTTGTATATCAAAATGCGGTGAAAGCTGGTATCACAAATTTCTGTCACGAAAAGGATGAATATGGATATGGTAGCTTGAATTATTTATCTCCCGACCTTATCGCAACAATCATTGGTTCTGTGCAAGCCAATATCCTTTCTATCCGTCTTGTTGAATCAGAGCAAGAACGAATGAGAAAGGAATTGGAACATGCTAAATCAGAGATTAATAGGCTTAAAGGCTTAGTTGCCTCTTTACAGAACTAAGTTCTTTTTCTAAGGTAGCTATCTTCTTTTTGAGGGTAGCTACCTCATTATCTACTTGCTGAATACCTCGCCATAATACGGGTATTAAACGTTCGTATTGTATTACATAATAATCTTTAAAACAGTTACTTACCCATTGACTATATCCATTTATATTTAAGTGCCGAAAACCCATAGGTCTTTAGCCTATGGGATGTAAGGCACTAACCTTGTTGTTCAATATATTTCCTAATTGTTTCTGGACTTGCTTCTCCTATTGAGCAACAGAAATATCCATCACTCCATAATGTGCGTTCAACCCAAAACTCTTTTCTCAACTTACTCTCAAATAGTTTCCAAGCGAATATCGTACTCTCTTGCTTGAGTTTTCTAACAATAGATGTTACTGATATGTTCGGTGGATAGTTGATGAGAAAATGGATGTGGTCTTTGTCTGACTCCATTATTTCAATATCAAAATCAGACTTTTCTGCGATACCCTTTAAAATACATTTGATAGTATCATTGAATTTGCCTACGAGCAACTTCTTTCTGTACTTAATACAGAATATCAAATGACACTTCAAGTAATATTTGTGTCGGTTACTATGCTCATAATCACTCCTCATACTACAAAATTAACGAAAATATTTCACTTTTACAAAACATTTCTTGTTTTTGTAAATACTTATATGTATATTTGCACTATGATTAAGACGATAAATAGAACATACAGATTTAGGATATATCCAAATGCTTCCCAAATGGAATTGTTGGCGAAGCACTTCGGCTGTACTCGCTTTGTCTATAACTATTTCCTTAATCAAAGGCAAGAGCAATATAAAGAGGAAGGAGAGAGTGATAACTACTATGCTCAGGCAAAGGCTTTAACTGAATTAAAGAAAAAAGAAGAAACCGCTTGGCTTAAAGAAGTAAACTCTCAAACACTTCAATTTGCTTTGCGTAATCTTGAAACTGCATACACTAATTTCTTCCAAAAGAGAGCGAAGTTCCCTAACTATCACTCAAAGAAAGGTAAGAATACATTTACCGTACCCCAATTTGCAACTATTGAAGATAGTAAGTTGTGGCTACCTAAATTCAAGAGTGGTATAACTATCCGTCTGCATAGAGAAATCAAAGGTAAGATGGGCAAAGTTAGTCTAACTAAAACTCCAACAGGAAAGTATTTTGTATCAGTATTCACAATAGAGGAGTATCAAGAACTTGCACCTGCTAATAAAGCAGTTGGTGTAGATTTAGGTTTGAAAGACCTACTGATAACATCTGATGGTGAAGTATTCAAGAATAATAGATACACAAAGAGATATGAGAAGAAACTTGCAGTAGCACAGAAACACCTCTCAAGAAAAAAGAAAGGCAGTAATGAGTACGAAAACCAAAGGTTCAAAGTCGCCAAACTTCACGAGAAGATTTCTGCTTGCCGTATGGACTACTTGCATAAGTGTTCTCATTCTCTAATCTCTAACTACGATACCATTTGTATTGAAGACCTTAATGTAAAAGGTATGGTACGAAACCATAAACTTGCTAAATCAATTACTGATGCAAGTTGGGGGACATTCGTCACTATGCTAACATATAAGGCTAATTGGAATGGTAGAAATGTAGTTAAGATTGATAGGTTTTTTCCATCCTCTCAGCTTTGTAATGTTTGTGGCTATCGTAATAGCGAAATAAAAGACTTGAAAGTAAGAGAATGGGGTTGCCCATCTTGCGGTACACATCATAATAGAGATGTAAATGCTGCTATCAATATCCTAAAATTAGGATTAAATAATATATCGGCAGGGACTGCCGATTACACCGATGGAGAGGATAGAAGACCTAATCTTTTGAAAGGGCATTCCTCTGTGAAGTCGGAAGCCCACGAATCTTTAGTTCGTGGGTAGTTCACTTTTGCACATAACAAATTGATATGAATATGAAGTTTAGAGATTACATTGACCTTGCAGAAAAGTATGAGGTAGAGAGCTTTATCAAGTCTGACCCCATACAATTTCCACGAAGATTTAAGGATAGAAAAGACATCGAAGTAGCGGCAGTCATAGCAGCTTGGCTTGCTTATGGCAGACGCTCGGTATTCATTCCCAAGATAGATTATATTCTCACAGAAATAATGGAGAATAAGCCTTTTCAATACATATATGGCGTGGAATGGAATAAATACAAGGATAATTATACGAGCTTATATCGTATGACTTCTTGGCATTGCTTTGCTTCCCTTTGTGATAAACTTCATTCCATTTATATGAAGTACCCTAATCTTGAAGACGCTCTTGGACGTGTTACTTATTCGCAGAAATGCACATACTATTGTCAGGGATTATGTCATTTATTGCATGGTGAAACAATGATACCCAGTCCAAATAGTAATTGTGCAAATAAAAGAGTAAACATGTTGCTTAGATGGATGATAAGGAAGGATAGTGTAGTTGATATTGGATTATGGAAAACTCTATCACCTTCTCGGCTTCTTGTTCCTTGTGATACACATTCTTTGCAGTCGGCAGTCGAATTTGGGATTATTCCTAAAGTAGATGAATCAAGAAAGACTTGCATAAAAGTGACTGAATTTGCAAAAAAAATATTTCCTTCTGACCCTTCAAGGTTAGATTTTAGTTTGTATGGCTATGGAGTGGAGAAATCAGAGAAATAAAGGTTATGTCAAGAATACTACGAAAGGATTAGCTGGCTGGCTGAATGTAGAAGGTATTCACTTTGATGTAAATGCTACTTTTTGGAAAGATGATAAGGGAAAACCGTTTATCTGTGTGCAAAGAGCTATAGAGAAGGTGTTTGATGAAAAGACTTGTACATTCAATGACATTAAACCTCGACCATTTATAGAATGCAATGCTTTTTATACGGGAAAACCTTTTCCAAACGTTTCATATAAGGGCTATTTTTACCTTGCATCCTTTCGGTTTGAACTACTTGCAAGCTGGGAAACAAAAGAGATGAAATCCTTATGTATGATTGTAAGCAGAACAACTGAACAACCTTTGATAAAGAGAATTAACCAGATAATGAAAGAAAAAAACCATGAATTGCCAAAAACTTAAAAACGATTTTATAAATATGAAAGATAAGACACTCAAAGAAGTGTGTGACATTCTTAGGAAATATGATATGAATTGGGAAATTTCATTGTCATATTTTGTCGCCAGCCTATTCGGTGTAGATAGGGCTGATATGCTTTCTAAAGACAGAAGTAAAGATATAGTTTATGCAAGATGGTTCTATTGGTATGTATTAAGAGAAGTCTGTAAAAAAGACTATGAAACAATAGCACAAGAAGTATCTATTGATGATGCTATATTTGTTACAAGTAGTATATACCAAGGAATATCAAACATGCAGGAACTTATATCATCCAACAGCTTTTACCGAGATAAATGGATGATAGTTAAAAGTATGGTAAGCTTGAAGAAACCTACTTAGTTCTCAAATGCAAAGTTGTGGTGGGTTACTTGCCCACCATTTCTTTTTCCTTCGACAAGATATTCTCTATATTCTCCTCAGTAAATCCAAAGATAGCTGCGAAGCGTTTAAACTCGTCCATGCGTGACTTAGGTATCATTCTATACATGGAATTAATCGGTTTCTCACTTTTCATGGCTTTCATTGCCTTCAAAATCTCTTTTCTTTTCATTTCTTTTATTTTTACAACAATCACAGTCACATAAGAAAATCTTAGCTATGTCCCATGTCCTATCTACCAAATCTTGACCTAAATACTGTACTTCTTCCCCTTCTAATGGAATACCGTAGAATTGGCAGATATGAACGGCACAATGTCCCAATTCATGGTGATATGATTTAAGAAACTCTTTTTCAGAGTTGGTTATACTAATTACAATGACAGATGTCCTACTGATGTAGTCACTGAATGTAAGCCCAGTATTTATGCTGCAAGAGGACAAGTTGTCATAAGCAATATCATAACTTTTACTGCCACATTTCAACTTATCCATTGCATCCAAGACTTCATCCAAATAATCACAACTGTAGTCCAAGAACAGCAATATATGCCAATCATATTTTTCGATATAAAGCTCTTGTCGTTTCATAAAAGGAATATTTAGAGCATATCCTTCCAATTAATTACTTTTCCCATGCCCATCATGTCTGCGAAGAAATGACGGAAAGCTTTCTCCGTTGTAGGGTAATCCGGGTCGTCAATATAATCGCGAATGAATGTTGCATGGTATTGTTCGTTGGGAATGCTTTTGCCCAAATAATGAGCTTTTGCCATATTCGCAACATACACACTATTATAGCCATTATCCTTTTCAAGAGTAATGTTATACTTTTTAAGCATGGCTGTAACTTGGTCTTTAGTAATAGGAGTTATCTTACCCTCTTTAGTCTTCATCATTGAAACTGCCCAATCACACATTTTTTCACTGAAATTAAAGCCATAGTTTTGAAGATACGTCCGCATTTCTTCTGGTATATTGTCATATACATCAAATGAAGTATTTCCCATTTTACTGAATATTTATTTGTTAAACAAAAGGGGAGAATAATCTCCTCCCCTCTACTACATTATCAACGACGGCGACGGCGACCTCTACGCTCGCTCATACGGTCTTCCCGGTCATAATCACGGTCGTAGTCTCTATCGTACTCGCGTCCGTAATCTTCACGACGTTCACCCATTTCTTCCATTTCGTCCAAAAGGGTTTCAAAGTCTTCCTTCAAGCACTTCATGCTCTCTTTGAAGTTATCGTAGGCATCTTTGACACCACCACGACCTCTTTGAGAAATTTCTATCATTCCCATACTATTTACGTTTTAGATGTTGTTTTACTGTTTCTGTTAGAACTATTCAGTTCTTGAAGCAGGGACTTGATGTCATTCAAATCACCTTTTAAAGATTTAACTTCTGATTCTAAAGAACCGATTTTCTCTTCCTGCTGTTTCTCTTTGGCAAACTGAGGATTGAGTTGTTTCAATATATCATCGCAGCTTTCTATTACAGATTGATGGTAATCTCTGCTTTCCACTATCTGACGGCTGGTCTGAATCATATTCTCAACCTCTGAAAGAATTGCTTCCTTCTTGTCCGACACAATAGCATTAGAATAGGTAAATACCTCCACATTTGTAGGAAGTTTCTGAAATTCCATAACCTCTTCACCAGCCTTTATCTTCGCATCTATAACTGTTTCCTGCTGTGCTCCAAAAGGTACAGAAGGATTATAGGTAGGATATTTAGGCATAGGATTAGATACGGATTCAACCGTTCCTATCTTCAATATTGGTTTCTCACCTTTGATAAGAATATAGCAAATACTCCCTTGCTTTAATGAACCAAACATAGTCTAAACTTTTAATTGTTACTTACTCTTTGCCGATGAAGCAGATGCAGACTGATTAGGTACTGCCGCTTCTGCCGGGCTGTTGATTGCGGTTACTCCCATAAGTCTGAATATTCCACAGCATTTGTCAATATAGACAAAATGTTCAGTAGTATATCCTGCTTGAATTTGTGGCGCTGGTGCGGCTGTACCTTGCGGAACAGTTACATCATGCCCAAGAACTTGCGTAGACTTATTATCAATAACTGGAATTTTAGTCGTTCCCACATTGCTATTCTCTGAAACTACTGTACTGTTTCGGTTTGCCATCGGAACAACTACATTAACGGGTAATGTAGCTCCTGCTGTACTAACCGGGTGACGAACTTTCCAAAGAACTACTGTGCGGTTTGGAAGGGCACGCCAGATACATGGGTTAATTCCATAATTTACCGTAGGAGTAGCTTCATCTGTAGTTTCTACATATCCCGAAGTTTCAATTACGGGAATACCTGCAACGTCTATTTTGGGCACAATTACCCTTCTTGCTACGGAAACACCATTGTTAAAATAGGTAGTCATATTCCTTGTTTTTAAAAATTAATACTATCTTTGCATCGGGATAGATAAGAATTGCAAACTTATCGAAAAGGCTTGCTAAGTGCCCTTCCCTTTCTTTTATTACTTAGCATCTTATTTACTAATAACTTAGCAATATGACAAACCAAGAATTTATCAAAAGCATTTCACTTGAAGGTGAAATTTGGAAGGACGTAATCGGATATGAAGGACTATATATGGTTTCTTCGTTTGCAAGGATTGTAATCTTATCTAAAGAAATAGTTTACATAGATGGGAGGATTAGATATTATCCCCCAAGACTATTGCTTTGCGATAAGAGAAATAAACAAGGATATAAAATATCAATTCTGACAAAAAATAAGAAAACTAAATATATATTAACCCACCGAATAGTCGCAAAGGCTTTTCTCCCAAATAAAAGTAATTTCCCAATAGTGGAACATCTTGATTGCAATAAAGACAATTGTTGTGTTCAAAATCTTAGATGGTGTAATCAATCAACAAATATGAATAATCCAATAACCATTCTAAATTGCAGGAAAGCCATAAAACCAAGAAATAACCCTAATATATCTACTCCTATTGCTCAAATAAAAGATGGGAAAATAATTAAAATATTTCCATCTATGCACGAAGCTCAAAGAGAAGGTTTTAGTCAAGCACGAATATGGCTTGTTTGTAATAAAAAAGCTCATACTCATGCTGGATTTATTTGGAGAAAACTCTCTGAATGCGAAAGCCTTATCAATAAGTCAAAGAACGAATCTCCCGATGCAGAGAATTAATTAGCAGCCACAGCCACAGCCTTCGTTATAACCAAACGGATAACCATTATAAGTTCCACCAAACGGATTGCAGGTCAAATAGGCAGGAACGGGGCATGGACGAAGTTGATTAACAAGATTTTGTGTCTGCTGTTGTGTCAAAGCTGACATCTGATAACCTTGTTTCTCGTCACGTAACTGCTGGATTTCACGCTGCATTTCTCTCTTTTCAAGCTCGCAGAATTTTTCAGAAAGAAGTTGAGTCTGAGCGTCAATTTTTGCGCCCAAGATATTAAACTGCGTATTAGAACTTGAAGTTAAGGTCTGCGTCTGTTCAATGGTTGCAAGTCTTCCTTCGTAACCTTGGCGTTCGATAGCAGTCTTAACATCGCAGCAACATGAAGCCAACTGATTTGCGATTGAAGCATTGCCACCTTGGATTGAGTTGATAATCTGTTGTGAGGACATACCTACTTGACAGCCAACTTCTGCAACTTTAGCACTTACACCGTTGATAGCTTGCTGAATCTGACCTACTGAACAGTTCAAGTTAGTAGCCAGATTGTTGATAGCTTGACCGTTGCCTTGAATTGCGCTCATAAGTAACTCACGACCATTATCGTTGTTGATGAGGTTAGCAAGCCCAGCACCAGACGGACAACCACCTTCATTGCCACCGCCAAAGCCGTTACCCCAGCCTCCGCGTCCTAACAATGGGAACAAGAAAAAGAGAAAAATTATCCATAAAAAATCCGAACCATTGCCCCAGCCATTTCCACCGTTTTTGCCATTCATAGCAACCAATAAGTTCGGGTCAATGCCTTTCTGCTGCAACAGAGGAGCAAGCATTGCCATCATTCCATTACCGCCAGCCATACCGCTATCTGGCGAGTAAATTACAGTTTTACTTTCAGACATAATATTATGATTTTAATTGTTTAATGCCCCAATATTAGGGCACAACAAAGAAAACTCATAATTTGTATCAAGTAAAATAGTTGGTATCAACCTTGTAACTAATTCGTACCAATAAGCTTTTGATACTCTTCTTTATCCATCCATCTATGATTGAATAAAGTTACTTTTGCTCTTTTTGCAGATGAAATGCTACTTACCTTATATCCAGTTGCTATTGATGCTTCTTTTACACTTTCAAATTCTGAGATAAAATTATAATCCTTATCCAATTGAATAACTGGTTGTTTCCTTTTAGCGTTAGAATTAAGCCGAATTTGTTTCATAACATCTATTGGCAACTGGTCGAATGTATTTCTCATATTACATTTCGTATTTGGATTGTTAGTATTTTCCTTAGATGTTACCCAGCGTAGATTTTCTAATCTGTTATCTGTTTTTATACCATTTATATGGTCTACTTTTGGCTTATCATCTGGATTATCTAAAAAGGCTTCTGCTACTATTCGATGTACTGATTTACGCTTCATTATACCATCCTTATATAATGGCAAAGAATAATAACCAGTACCTTGCATTGTAGGTTTACACATTTTCTCTTTTAAGGTCTTAGTATGAACCTTATGGCAACTAACTACTCTTTCCATAGATTTTACTCTACCGAAATTACTAACTTGATAAAGCCCTTCATAGCCTATCACATCTTTCCAAATCTCTTCCATATTTCCTTTTTTTGAACCTTATATTAAGAAAGGAGAAGAGAGATAAGGTAACTCTCTTTCAGAAGGTCGCGACCCCTTCCTATCTCCTTTGCAAATATACATATTATTATTCATTTCTAAACACTGCAAACGCTTTTTCTTTAGCTTCTTGATACTGGCAGTTGACATTATAACGTTTAAGACGGGATTTGAACTTGTTCCTAATCTTATTTGTACAAGGACGAGATAAGCCAGTAAGCTCGGCTATCTCATTGTCTGTGTACCATTCTCCCAAGATGCTGACAAGAATATAACGAGCATTCACACATTCCTCCTTCTTTGAGGATATGATTTTCTCTTTGCTGACCTTGCAACAATCACTTACAATGCCGAGTGTTTCTTGATAAAGATTGATAATTTTCATAAGGACTTCTTCTTTTTAGGTTTTGAAACTGTTTCTATCAATTCGTTGGAAAGATTGTGTAGCTTATGTAAAGGAGTATAATCTTCCATCTGGTCCAATATCATAAGACCCCTCAATTTCCTAACTGTTTCTTTCTTCGGTTTTCCCATACAAGTATTGTTTTGGTTTGTGCAAAGTAAGTCCTATTCACGCGGAGAACCGAATGAACTTTACGAAGTCCAAATAAAAAGCCGTAATGTATTGGAACACTACGGCTTACACGAATAACTAATTTATGAAGTAAAAAAACTAAAAGTGGTTGCGTCGGGCATATTCTGCAATTAGAATGCCATCTCTATCTGGGTGTTTAATATTATCAAACTGTGGAAACAAGCGGTTTCCTATATCCAAAGAAGCCTTTTTAAGCTCTTCCCCACTACAGCCTTTGGGAAGAAGTGCTTTTTGCCATTCCTTAGAATCTACAAACATGTGGCGAATACCCATTACTTCAATCATAATAAGCTCTGCCTCATGGCAACGTAACGCTGATGCAGTAGATGCAAAGCGGCTTGGATTTACAAGAGGACGCTCCATCAGAAGCGTAATGTCATTCTTGTTGTATTTGGAAAAAAGTTCCATGAATTTGCTGTAATCCAACCGGGACACTTCTTTCTTTGCCTTTGTATAATCTTGCACCTTCTTGACGGGTGTCTTGCAAAAAAAAGATTCAATATCATCTCCGACAATACCGATGCTGCCGGAAACACCATTATCTAAACCAACGTAAATTCTGCCCATATCATTTCGCTTTAAATTTCCACAAAGATACAAACTTTTTTAAAACTTCAAAAGAAAAAGCCCCGGATTAACCGAGGCTTCCCCAAATGATATGAAGTTGGTCGCAACACGCACGTCACGTATTACTGTGCAAATATAAGCATATTACTTCTTGCTACCAACGTTTTCATCAACTATTTTAGCATCATCAAACATTGCTGCTACCTTTGATGCTTTATCCTTGTCAATCAAAGGCTCGTCACCAACATTATCTACATAATCCGGTGTATCTTCACTGCGGAATACAGCTTGGTCGTCACGGATAGCTTTCTGCATCTCAACGGAAAGAGGAGCATTGCGAGATAAGTTCAGCTTAATAATCGTCTTCCTACTCATTTCGTAAAAATCTGTTACCCATTTGGAACTGTCACGTACATTGGCATACTGGCTTTTGTACGTCTGTGAATAGCGAAGCCCGTGAGCTTTCAGTTCCTCTACTGACATATATAATGTGCTTTCATATCCGTTCAAAAGCTGGAAGTAAGAAACGAATCCGATAATAGAAAGTTCATTTCGCTTCTTATCGTCTTGTTCAAACTTGAAGTCTATCTGACCCGTCAATCGGTTGCGGTTTATAAGCTCTCCTTCTCGTACATCTGTACAATTAATGCACTTGAACTGACCGCTTCGCAATGCCAACTGCACATAAGCCTTATACCCAATCTGAAATTGCGCTTCCGTAATACCTAACTTATTGTTCTTGTAAGGTATCAGATAAGCACAACCGAAAGATGGGTCAAGCGGCAAATCGGATGCAGTAGCACGAATAGCACCATACATAAGCGTTGCCGGCTCACATTCCTGCAATTTTGCATTGTTAGCTACTAAAGATACCAAATTGCTTACAAAAGCATCCTTTTTATCACTCAATACCTTTTTCAAATACTCTTGGGTTGCATTGTGGGATATGTAGCTATTCAGCCTTTGCAATCCCGTTACTCTCGTTTCGCTCATTTTCTTTTAAAATTAATTGATATTGTTCTTCTGTAAATTCCTTCCAGTCTAAAATCATAACCCTATACCCAACTTCCTTCTCGATAAGATTACGGTAATACTCCACATTGAAAAAATCATCTTCTTTAGGCAGAAACAAAGAAGCTTGACCTCTACTGTGATAATATACAATGTACCAATAAGAAGTGGCAGGAGCATCAATGCATGAATATACTACACTGCCAATATAGCCTAAAAAGAGAATACCTAAAACTATCCATACTAATATATTACTGATGGAGTAAAGCCAATGACCTACAAAAAGTAAACCAATTATAGACAATATAATGCAGACAAGAGAAAGTATCTCTTTTCCCACAGCCTTTATAATCTTACTTTTCATCCTTCACCTCCTTAGTCTTAATCAGTACACATCCTTTCTTCTTGACCGCCCTCTGATATTTAGCCGCCAGTTCTGGATGCTCAGCCGTAAAACGTACCTTGTCGAATTGAATAGATACGCTTTCGTCCACTCTGCTAATAGTGAAATAGGGGGTCTTTACACTCTTGATTTCATTCTTGCACAAGAAATCATAGAAACGGGATTTAAATTCCTCTATGCTGTCCTGCTTCTCCTTTATTGAAACAAGGATATTGTTTACTTGCTTCATCTGTTCTTGAACCTCGGCAGGCAAATAATCCCAATCTATTTCCTCACGTTTGTATTCAGTCATTTCGGACACGTACTGGGCGGCAATATCCATTCCAGAGGGAATATCAAATACTGCCTTCTTGAATATCACTTTCTTTCTGCTTATCTTATCAGGGTCAAAAGCAAACTGTAGCTGCGATTCATCCTCAAACATGACAGAAGCATCATAGTGACAAAGTTCAAGCTTGAAATCAGCACCTAACTGCTCTGCCAATTCCTTACCAAGCACATACTCAACAAAAAGTTGTTCCTTATAATCTTTATAAGTCTGCTCAATGTCAGTAGTAGTAGCCTTACATTCGACCCATAAGAGCAATGGCTTATCCCTACTATCGTCAAAGAGAGAAAAATCAATATGCACGAGCAAACCAAGTCCTTCACGCCCGTACTTCTGACTTCTAAAGCATTTATTGCTTTCCCAACGTTCATCCACCTGCACCAAGCTGTCATAAATCATATTTTCTATGAAATCACCGTACTGCATGGCAAGATTAGTAATGTTTGGTCTTTCATACAGACCTTTGGCAATGGCAAGACGCTCTACTTGTGCTCTTTGAACACAACCGTTCTTGGCTATAGCGGCAAGAATACGGGCATCTGACCCACCGAGATTCCCAACTCTGGACGATATAATTTCGTCCTTGTAACCATAATTGTTCTCCATATCACTTCATTTTGTTAATAAATTGCATAATATCTTCCCTACTTACGTGACCTCTGCCTTTAGGCTGCAACAGCATATCCGCAAAGAGGTCTGCAACAACATTGTTGATGAAATCGTGAAGTGTACGCTTAGTCACGCACTCCTCCGATTCAGACATCTCAATCTTAGACTTGATTTCTTTAAGAATTTCATTGTTCTCTTCCAGCAAAGCTAAAATTCTATCAATCTTCTCTTCCATTCTCCCATCGGTTAAAATGCTCCAATGCCCTGCTAAGTGTCTGACAACAAAAAGCACTGACACCAAAATCGTTAGCTGTGGGATATAGAACTCTTGCCTCGTAATGAACTGTCTGACCGTTAAGAACTACATCAGTGTCGCTACATTCCCTACGTCTGAATACTTCATACCAACGTACACTCGGATTCTCAATAATCTCAACCATGTAAATGTACGCATTGTTACCTTTGTTAATCTGCTGGAAACGGAAAGGCTTCATACTGCCCTTACCGTTAAATTTTAATTCCAACTCCCTCATAATAATATATGTTCAATTTTATCATTACAGTTATGTTCTAATAATATTTTAGTAAATATATCAGTGGCTTGTTCTAATGTTTCAATTTTAACTCCTTCATTAGTATAGCAAAGTGAACTACCCACGAACTAAAGATTCGTGGGCTTCCGACTTCACAGAGGAATGCCCTTTCAAAAGATTAGGTCTTCTATCCTCTCCATCGGTGTAATCGGCAGTCCCTGCCGATATATTATTTAATCCTAATTTTAGGATATTGATAGCAGCATTTACATCTCTATTATGATGTGTACCGCAAGATGGGCAACCCCATTCTCTTACTTTCAAGTCTTTTATTTCGCTATTACGATAGCCACAAACATTACAAAGCTGAGAGGATGGAAAAAACCTATAAAATAAAAACAGACTTCATTAAATTATAATTCCAATGATGGGCTTCCTTATCTTTCATATCATATCCTAAATTCTTTAATCTACGATTAATATTTCGATAAGTTACATTTTTATGATAAAACTTAATATATTTACCTTTATAATTAAGTCTTTTATATTTCTCTCTTCCTCTAAGCCTTTCCTTTTCTACCCATTCATCATCTATAGATTTTACATTGTATCGTCTAATAGAATCTTTTTTTGTACACTCCTTACATTTATTTAAATGACCGTCAGCCATTTGAGAATGCTTATAAAAATCGGATAGTGGCTTTATTTTATTGCATTTAAAGCATTTCTTTTCTTTTTCTTCCATAATTAAAAGGGTAATCCATCTGGGTCATTTGGGGAAGGCTGATTAAAGGCTTGTGCTGCTACTTGTTGAGCTTGCTTAATCTGCTGCTGTACGGCTGGGGCTGGCTGCTGCCCAGTAGTAGAAGCTTCCTTCTTTCCACGTTTTATCAAAACATGAGCATTGTTGGCAATGATACTCCAATATTTCACCTTTGTATCTTGGTTTATAGTAGAACGCATCATACCCGATACCCAAATACGACTACCTTTCTTAGCATATTGGCACATCTCCTCAGCATCCGCACCAAACAATGTAACATCGAAAAACTCTGGAATCCATTCCACATTAGGAGCTTTGCCTTTAGGATAGCTTGCGCATACTGTAATAAATGCAAAACTCTGACCGTTCTTACTTGTCTTTAATTCCGGGTCTTTAGTAAGATTTCCCTCTACTTCAATTCTATTTACGTCCATTTTCTTTATATTTTAAATACGATTGTTTAATTAACTCATACCATTTTTCTTGCCTCTTTGTAAATGGTGAAAAGGAATGGTTTAACCATCTACAAATATAATAACATTTATCATCTGAATAATCCTTATTATCTGATGTTATTATCCAGTCAATATCTAATGAGCCTTTTTCTCTTGCTTTTATAAAAGCATCAATCAAGCTGGGATGCTCCATTAAATACTGAGCATTGGAATTTAAGTTGGCTTTAGGACATACAATACAGCCAACTCTTTTTCGTCCATTTAAATATTCGGGATTAACTGGCAAATTATGTTTGTTTATGTACGACCAAACATCATTGTCACTCCAATCTATAATAGGCTTTAACTGAATAATACCAGCCGTACCCGTTGATTGACAATGCTCCTCAAAATAATCATCCACTAATGCCTTATTCTTTTTAAGAAAAGTCTTATTCTTAGCTTCAAAAGCTGTCCTTTTAGACCTTGAAGCACTTTCAGCTTTTCTAACACCTACAATACTACATTCATCTACATATTTAGGATTATGCTTATAATCATTGCAACAATAAGCTATTTGAACAGTAGGCAAAAGTCCACCATGATTTCTCCATATATTTTCGATAAAACCAAATTTATGGTCTCTTCGCCAAATTACATTGGGATATTTTTCTCTGATAAATTTTAAAGTAGTGGAACTTTCCAATGCGTGATTAAAGAATGCTCTAAACTTTATTCCGGAACGAAGACATAAGTCATAAACGACTTGACTGTCCTTGCCTCCCGAAAATCCCAATCTAACTTCAAATCCTAATGTTTCAGCTATTTTAGCAAATTTCTGAATACGAAGAATCGCAGTTTGTTCTATTTCATCTGCAAAAAGATTATCCATTAATTCAAATTTATGTCAGTTTCAAACTTCTTTTCTAAATCATCTTCACTCATAGATATTTCATTAAGCATACTCAAACATATCAGAATATCCTTCTTTATAGATATGGCACAGTCAAAGTCTTCTTCACATCCATCCTTAACTGCTTGTGAGTACATCTCAAACATAGACTTTATCTCTGAGGTCTGATATTTTACCAAATCCTTCAAATCATGGTGTAGAACCAATTTAGTTACTTCTTTCATTTTTACATTTTTTATACTATAACTTTTAGTTATAATGGTTAGTTATTCTTGTCTTAACAATGCCTTAGCAATAATATCCGGGTCAATCAGCTTTTTTCCTAATTCCCGAATAGCCTTGTTGCACGCATCAGTATTCAAATCCACATCGGGAACTAAAGCCTTCATAAGCTCATTCATTAGCTGTGACATCTTATTCAAGTCTAAATGGGCAAATTTAAGCCTCTTGAACGAAGGGTCTTTGGCAATCATCTCCTGCCTGCGGTACTTCAACTGGCAACAACTATAATCACACATAGTCCTTGCCATTTCCAGCCAACTGAAAAGCTCCGAATCCTCGACACAAGACTTGTCATACTCACTTTTAATAGAATTAAACAGAGCATCGATTTCATCTTGAATAGCGTCCATGAAAATATCATTGGAATCGGCAAACTTAGCGGAAGAATCAGCCATCATAGCATTTATTACCTTCTCATATCTACTTCTTTCAAGCTCAACCTTATTCGCCAACTGCTTTACACGAAAGCGGTAAAAGGGACTTTTCCTTAACCTAAACAGTGCAAATATCACTGTAGCACAAGCAAGGTCGTTAGTAGCCATAATATTATAGCTGACAGTGGATATTAGTGCTTCCCATTCGGAAACAACTACATGTGTATCTTCATATTCATCCATATCACTTGTTTCTTATCTGTATGTAGCCACGTGCTTTGGCAACCTTCAAATCCGGAAGGTCACTCTCCTTAACATCAACGGGTGTTTCACCATTGATGCTGATATAATCAGAGAATCCGAAGCGTTTGACAATACGGTCATACATTCTTGGTGAACCATCGGAAGGCTTGTGCATAGCCTCCTTAGTCCAGTATATAGTCAACCTCATTTCTTTTTAACGTATTTCGCCATATATTTGGTCGGAAACAGCTTCATATCAAACAGCCATTTGATAATCAGAATGACCGTTTCGCCAAAGCTGTCTACTAGATTGTGAAAGGAGATTAAAGTCTTCTCCCCATGCTTGGTCTTACGGGTATAGGACAGATTATACACGTATGTCCCCTTACTTATGGTAAATGAGTATGTATAACCATCATCATCCACAATAAAGCCGGGAATCATGTCTATCAGACGCATCATACTCCAAAGAGGTATGTCGCGTTCCTCGTCGTGCAAGGTCAAATCTGCCGTCCGAGGGTCAATACCCAAGCCAAGCAATAACTTGGACTGCATGACAGTAGTAGAGTTTGTATTAAACATGTTCATAATCTCATTCTTTAATTAGTTTCATCCATTTATCTGAATCACACTCGTAAAAAAGATTGCATCCACGATAGCTTTTCCGAATACCCAAGCAAACACGGATAATAATTGACTTGGTAATTCCCAGCCTGCGAGCCATCTCCGTAGCGGAAGGGTAGTGACCCACAATACGACCGTCCTTAATGACTATTACAGCCTTCTGAAAATGAGGCATCTTGGTAGAACCGTCAGCTATCCTCTTTTTCATAATCTCCGACAGCTTCTTCTTAGTTTCCTCGGAACAAGGTCGCCCTCCAAATCTCAATCTGTGACCCTTGTTGAACTGCCCCTTGCAATTCCGGTCACGGTAAATAGGTTCTAAATATAACTCCATATCATTCTCTTAAATAGTCTTCAACATCAATACGACCCTTCTTGCACTCCGAACCGGAAACAATCAAGCTATCCAAAAAGGTTTCGCCATCGTCAAAGTGAAACGTCACAGATACGTCCCCGACCTCTATGTTGTCACTCGTATTGTCGTTACCGTATATAGCCTCTTGGCAAGCTTCAATGTAGCGAAGGCACTGGTGAAGGTCTATAGCTTGTTTAAAACTCAAATTCATAACTATTTTTTTTCATTATTTCCAAAATCTTATCTCTAAACCCACTTCCAGCTTTTTCTAAAGTAGCACGGAACTTAACCATATCCTCCTCGGTAGGGGAAAGTAAATAGTCCTCCTTGAAATCGGATTTCTCAATGATTTGTATTCCATCAGCCTCTATATCTATCAAGCAAACTCTATCATCCGTGAAAAAGCCTACATAGGACAAGTCTTTGGTTATAAACAGACCCCATCCATCAAACAGTTTTCTTTCCATCATCCAAACATCATTTTAACCAACAATCCAGTATAAGCACTCGCAAACAACGCCATTTCCAGCCAGAACAGCCACTTCTTCTTAAGCAGCATGACAATGCCAAACGCAAAGAAGAAAACACAAGGGACATACCACATACCGGAAAACAGCAGCCACAAGGTAGTACCCAGTCCTGCTACTATAGTCCCACCGAAGTGAACATTTCTCTGAAACTCCTCCTTGAACAAAGGCGCTGTACCGACAAACATCAGACCGCCACAAGCCAAGAAAGAGAGAAACTGAACACTCTCAGAGGACAATTCAAGCCATACGGGAACAAGAAGCATAGGACAGAGAACCATAGCAAGCTGAAACAGCCAAGAAGGACGGTGCTTCTCCTTCAAAATGTAGTAGGTATCTGAAAGCGATGCAGGCAGTCCGCATACCTTCAAAGCATAACCAATGTATGCAACAAGTGTTAATAAAGATAACAGATATAAATATGTCATTTGTTAACGATTTTAATATTATCTCAATGCAAATATAGGAAAAATTTCTCTAAAATGCAAACTTTTATTGCTGTTTTACAACATTGTGCTGCAAACTTTCACCGATATTGTCGGGATTAAACTTGTGGAAAGGTACAATGAAGGGAAATTTATCCTTAGCAAAGCCATAAGTACCTATCTTCCAGTTAGCAAGAACCGGAACTGGCTCGTCACTACAGTAAAAAACATAGGAATTATCAGTTAACTCATAAGAAATGGGACACAACGTATTGCTTTCTGCATTATACATGAATCCACGGGAAAGCCAATGCTCAAACGCAACCTCTTCACGAACACGATACATCCCCTTGTCGGAATAGCAATGAGCAATCTTACCATCACTATCCAAGTATCTGAACACAACCGTGAAAATACCCATAACATCTGTAAAAGCATCCACAAAAAAGTAGTAAGTGGGAACACCAACATTGTACTTAGACACAATGTCACCACAGAAAAACTTATTCTTCTCGCGGAGAAAGTCTGAAATAGAACGAATAGTACAGCAATTAGCACCTATGACATAGGAAGACTCAACCCAATAAGAACGCCAATCGCCATCTTTGTTCACAACATAAAGCTCGCGATGGGATTGCTCGTCAACAAACACACGCTTAGCCTCGTAAATCATTTGGTCGCATTCGTTCACAAAGATGTAGGAAGAACCAATATTCAAATCAAAATAGTCACAAACAAGGTCTTTAGCATCAGAACACCGCAAGACAAGGCTATTATCCGAATCAACGCCAGATATAACATACTTATGCCCACCAACCGACAAGGAATAACCATTCAACCACTTGCCAGCAACAACGTTGAAATGCTCACTACGCTTCATAAATAAAATCTCCTTTCATATCATTCAAGTTTTTAGTTAAACAACACCGCAAATGTACTAACTAAATTCTAAAATCCAAATTATAGAAGCGAAAATTTTAATTTTATTTCGGGTGGACGATAAAATACTTAGGTTCGTGGGTAAAATACGCAAATAAACGTTGCATAAATACAAATCAAGCATACTACCAGCCAAACCAACATACAAGGTTTCTAAAACCCCCGATTTCGGGGGAATTAAAATCATCAGTAGGCAAATACACTACACCCACGGACAATACTTCCCGAAGTCGGAATCACGACAACGGCTGAATATCAGACACTTACAACATTTATCCCCAATACGGCAATTTACATAGCGGCTGATAATCAACTGTTTAACCACGGACTAAATTTATTTTTTTTTATTTTTTTCGGAGTTAGGCTATGTGTACCCCACCGTTTCCGGCTACGGTTTTCCCCCCCCCCCTACCTCTATTGAACGATTTTTACCCGTCTCGCTTGTTTGCAGGGGCACTGAGAAACGAACGAAGCACGGAGAAGGCATTGCATACCCGGAATAATTACGAAGGCTTAAACTAGCTGAATATTTAAACCAAACATCCGTTTGCATAGAATATTGATTGATGTTTTCTCGTTACGCGTATGTGCGTGCGTGCTTAGGCGTGATTAATTAACTACTTAGGCTATATAATATACAATATAATACAGATTATTATATATAATATACATCATAAGTTAAGTATATTAATATTATATAATATATATATATCTATGAGATTAATATATATCGTGTGTGCATGCGCCTGTCTATGCATGTGCGTGGTTGTCTTGCGAAGCAAGTACAACCGCATGCGCGTAAGTTGCTACTTGTTTTTTGGTGTTGTTTTCCTTCATTATCGGCTGTTTTATGTAAATATTTGCGTAATTACGTACTTTATATGTGAATAAGGGTTAAAATACGATAGCTGGATATATTTTTAACGTTTAATTAACATATATATCAAAATAAAGCCGTATCTTTGTAATGTCGAAAGGGAACAAGGAGTTCAACGAAGACAGAGCGATATTTGAAAGACTTACATACTGGAAAAGCGTTGACGCATGAATAGTTACAATAGATAACATTACATGTGAAGGTAGGCGCTATGAGATATTAATATAGTGTCAAGCAAGTGCAATAAACGTAATTGCAGCAAGTATATAGGATGTCGTTACCTATACACTACTTGGCTATATTAGATAAAGAATGATATGAAGAAGGAACGGGAAATAAGATATAAGCCTATGGATATATGACTATGATATATAGCTTTTATCTGATAGCCATCCGATTTTTCCGTGCTGCTTCTGTAATGCAGCCTTAAGACGGTTACAAGCCCGTGGAAATGCAGAGTACAGAAATTGAAAATCAATAACTTAAAAATATAGCATTATGAAGACTTTAGAAAGTATCTTTTCAGAGATTAAAGAACGCGGTGTAATCACTAAACAGCAATTGCAGTTGTTAAAAAACCGCTCTAACAGGGAACAAAAGGACGTTATTAATTACGATTGGTTGGAAAGTGTCGGAGATGGTTACGGCATTCCATTGACAGAGGAACAAGGCGTTCAAGGCTTGAACTGGTTAAAGAAGTTCATCAAGAAGAACGGAGGAAGCAACGTATACGGATATAGGGAGCTTGAAATAATTAACAATGCTTCTCCGTGTGATTTTGTTTTCAAAGGGTTTTATGATGCCGGGAACGGTTGGTTTAGAAACTTCCTTCCTATCTACCAGCTCAACGGTATGGAATATATTCCTATGTCAGAACCTTATATAATAGGCTGATAATAACGGGGCTTATTACCCCTACTACATTAAAATCATTTATCCATACTAAAATAACAATGTTATGAAGACAACAAGAAAGGAAATATATCGCATTTATGGAAAAGAAAATGTAATATCATTAGGTTATTGCAAAATACAGAGTATAGAAAACTATCTTACAAAGGTAGGGCACACCGAACGTATAGAAGGTTGGGCGGCTGATATTTACGAATTGCCGGAACCATATAATAATATAGCTGTCTGCACTGGTTACGCTCCATTCGGAACGAGCAACGAAAAAGCGCGCAAAGTGTGCGAACGATGGGAAAAACTATATTATAACTACGATTATACGCAACGCAAAAGAATGGTTAAACGTTTTGCACATGAATTGTACAAGGCGGTTAATAACGAATAAAGCAGCGTGTAATATGTTCTGCGTTATGTTGTTGTTATTCGGTGCTGTGTTGTTCATCAGCGGCACCGATATAGAGAGGATAAGGGAATTTATAAACGACAGTAAAGAATCAGATAAATTTTAAGATTATGAAACGCGAAAAGATGGATAATATATTACGTAGCTTGTTAGTTGCTGGCAACAAAGACATTCGCAAAGAGTTAAACCGCTTTGTTCCAAAAATCGAAATAGAGATAATAAAGAGTGATTTTGAAACGGTTTCTTTCCGCGAACTAAGATGCTAACCAATAAAGTATACATATATGAAAGTAAAACATACTTTTCAAATAGAATCAACCGTAATAGATGCCACAATTTCGGAAATTGAGAAAGTAGTACCAATTTGGGCAAGAAATAAAGGCAAAAGCCTAACCGTATTAATTTACACGGGTAACAAGTGGCAATTATACAAGGTTTTCACAGCTTAATAGATGCAATTATCCCGGTACCGTGTGGCTCGTAGTGGGTTGCATGAAGGAAATGACAGTTTTTAAGCCGAATTATCTGCCAAAGGTTCAACGCCTTGCAAGTGGTGCGAGTTCCACAGGCAGAACTATTACTAACTTAAAACAAAAAGAATATGGAAAAGAATTATTTTATCCAGATTAACGAAAAAGAACGTAGTATAATGCTTCAACCGTGTACAGCTCTTGACGCGATTAAACTGTTTAATTTCTACCAAAACGGGATAAATATCCTAAAAGATACGCAAGGAGTTACAAGCATAGAACTGTATGAAATTGGAAAATCATTACCCAAACGAATTTTAATATGAATATAACAGATTTTTATAACGGACGATTTATTAGCGGTAAAATATTAAAGCGTGATTATCGCATCATATGGCAACGAATTGTAATAGCTACAGCCGCTTTTTGTGGAATGTTCATTTTTATGATGGCTATTCAGTTAATGTGTTGGTTATCTAATTTGTGTAACTACGTTTTTAAGTGATAGCATGAAGTTAATAACGAAATTTAAGCCCGAACTAAAAGAGTTTATAAGCCTGCAAGGGTTGAATATCAATGATACAATGAAGGCAGTGAGAAACGGAAATCTGTTTATTTATAAGGCAGAAACAAAGCGAGAAATATTGTATCATGGTATTACTAATTTAAAGCACCCGTATATATTATCAGAGCATAAGTTTCCATTATAACAAAAAGTTATAACTGTTTTGGTAATATATATAATATATATAATATAACAATAAAGTAGTGTATGAAAACTTATAAAAATTTTGAGGAAGACTTTGAGAAGGCAAAAGCAAACATGGAACTTTTGGAAAACATTGTGTCTGTAGGCATTCCAAAGAAACAAGCGGTTTACTTTAATAGCATATCAGTAGATAGTAAGTACAGCATGGGACAAAGAACGTATCTATGCGTAGGTGATAAATTGGTGCATTGCAATGATGAAAGAAAGTTTTATGTAGGGCACGACAAATTTATTGAAACACACGGAAAAATAGTTGTCCGCTTCAACAAAGGAGAATTTAAAAAGTATATGGCTATGTGCGAAGAAATGTATAAAGCCCTTGTAATAGAGGCGAACGCATCTAAATATATTTCTTTAGTGGATAACATAAAAGACTTTATAAAGCCTAATATTGACCTTAAAAACAGTCAGTTTAACAAGAACAAGGGAATAGGGTGTGTTTACATAAAAAAACAATTTGTATAACTTCTAAATATTAAAAACTATGGCATTAATAATAATTATCGGATTTATTGGCTGTTTGTTGTCTGGAGAACTCATTAAATTAGGCAGATAATGGGAAAGTTCATGCTTCTACTATTGGTGTGGGATATTGTGGCTTTATTTGCCATCATACTACGCCCTAACTTCAAATATAGTAGTGATGTTGTCAGTTGGTTAATAGCCGGAATAGCTTTGTCTGTAATAATAATAATCAGTTAGTAATAAGATGGATAAATATGTTTACTACCTTCGTGTATCCACGAATAAACAAGGGGATAGCGGTTTAGGGTTGTCAGCCCAGGAAAAGACTTGTATAGACTATATTAATAGCAAAGGTGGAATTATTTGCGCTAAATTTGTAGATGTGGCTTCGGGAAAAGACTGTTCCCGTGTGGAGTTGTGGAAAGCTATAGAGTATTGCAAAGCTAATAGTTGCACCCTTGTAGTGGCTAAATTGGATAGGCTTTCAAGAGATGCCGAGTTCGTTTTTCATGTAGTAAATACGGGCATAGATATATATTTTTGTGACCTTCCAGTAGTAAATACTATGGTATTAGGTATCTTTGCATCCGTTGCACAATACGAACGCGAACTAATTAGCAAACGTACAAAAGATGCGTTGGCAGCAAACAAGGCACGCGGCATATTATCCGGCACAGCTAATAGCAACTATCGAATTGACGAAGAAAGTAAGAAGCAAGCAAGTATAGCAAGTGCAAGAACGCGAAACAGAAAAGTAGTAGAAAGTGCTGAGTTCGCTTGCTTTTGTAGAATACTACGAAAAGTAATACCTATACTAAATGAAAATTCTACGGATGAAGAACTATTCTTTTTAAATTGGACTAAATACCGTACAAGTTTTGTACTTTCCCAGTATCACAAAGCGGAAATAAAGGAACTCATGCAGGAAGCCAATAGAAACAACAACAAATTGTTTATCGGCATTGACTTTACGAATGCTAATTTTTATCAGTATATTAGTAGCCGCGTACAAGCTACGTTCAATTCAATTTCTAAATATGTCAATTATATAGGACTTGACACTTAAATGTTTACCTTTGTACATGCAGCGAGTAGAACGACATATAGCAATAGGCAACAAGCGGTTGGATGAACTTTGCTTCCTATCCAAGAACTTGTACAACTACGTAAACTATCTTATTAGACAAGAGTTTACGCAGAACAAGAAGTTTTTGTCCGAATATGAAGTTACTACCATGCTCGCTAAAGATAAACAAGCGGACTATATAGCCTTGCTTGCACAGACGAGCCAGCAGATTATAAAGATACTTTTCAAGAATTGGAAGGGATTCTTTAAACTCTGCAAGGTGAAGGATAAACTGAAAGCCCGTCCCAAGCTTCCCAAGTACAAGCATAAAACGAGAGGACGCAACATTGTGGTATTTACCAACCAGCAGTGTAAGTTGAAGGACGGATATATCCATTTCCCGAAACGTGCCGGAATAGAACCAATAAGAACCAAAGTGGATAACTTGTGCCAAGTGAGGATAATCCCACAGTGCAGTTGCCACATAATAGAAGTAGTTTATGAAAAAGAGAAAGAAGAAGCCACCGAACTGGACGATACGGCTTATTTAAGTATTGACTTAGGACTTGACAATCTCGCCACATCATTTGACCCACAACACAACCGTTGTTTTGTCATTAACGGCAGACCGCTAAAGTCCATGAACCAATTCTTTAATAAGCGTAGGGCTTTCCTAATGAGTTTGATAGGTAGCAGGGGGACGAGCAGACGTATCGGACGGTTAACTCTAAAGAGAAACTGTAAAGTACACGACTATATGCACAAAGCTTCAAGATTCATAGTCAACTATTGCAAGGATAACCACATTGGGAATATTGTGATAGGAAACAACAAGGATTGGAAGCAGAACTGTAATATGGGAAAGGTGAACAATCAGAACTTTGTGAGTATTCCCTTTGAGAAGTTAATCTCCATGATACAGTACAAGTGCGAGGAAGTCGGGATTAAGGTTATAGTCACGGAAGAGAGCTATACTTCCAAGACAGACCACTATTCAGACGAAGCCATGTGCCACCACGAGAACTATATGGGAAAGCGTATAAAGAGAGGTCTATTCCGTAGCTCATCGGGCAAACTGATAAACGCTGACCTAAACGGAGCAATAGGAATTTTAAGAAAAGTAGTCGGTGAACGCCTTTGGCAAATAGCCGATAGAGGTGGAGTGGCAATACCATCAAGAATACAATTTGTATAACTTTAAATAAATGTCATAAAGAATATAACAACCTATGAAAATACTTCAAATTGCCCTAATAACACAAAAGGGTAACGTCTTTAACGTAAAGATGCAAATAGACGAAATTGTCTTTGAGAGTAAAGAAGAAGTAAGGGAAAAACTACTTTCTGTATTTGCCAATAGGCAGGATGCTGTAGTAGACGTTGTAATTCATTCCATACAAGACGAATTAGAGCTTTCCGACTACTCCAATGAACAACTTAAAGCTGAACTAAAAAGAAGGGTAAATATCGCGCGTATGAAAGCGATTAGAGAAAAGCCGAAATATTATTATTGGGAAGGTACTATAGTTGATATTCTGAAGCGATATTATAGGTTTGCCAATTGGAAATTTAAAATAGATTCCGAAGAACTGGCGGCAAATAAAAATTTTTCGTATCTGAATAAATGGCATGATTTTGAAATGATAAGCGGTGCTTTCAATATGACAACTGCACCAAAAGTTGGGGATAGGGTCAAATTAAGGTATCGTGTAGTAAAAAGTCATTTTCGTTCCTATAGAGATTCTAAAATCGTATCAGTAATAGAACGGGCTGACTTGTCAAATGAAACAGTAATAGCAGGCAGTGACTTGTAAACTAAAACTATAAACATCATGAAAGCAATATTAATAGCAACAAAAGAAACCATTGACGTAATAAAGGCTGGGGAATATACTAACATTTACGTAACAGAGGACGGGAAACAGTCGTTCTTAGGTGATGAACTTATTCTTCTTGATGAAGTGAAGGAAGAAGCAAAGGGACGGGATTGGGAAGAGGTTCGGATAAATGCTGCAATAGCAACAATGCAAACACTTTTAAATAATCCACAATATGAGAACAAATCAATAATAGCCATAGCTGACATAAGCGTAAGTATGGGTGATGTATTGATTAAAAAGCTGAAAGGAGAATAATATGGGATGTGATTGTTGCCCGGATTGTGTAGAACAAAAATAACAAATAGAATAGTTATGAAAACAGTAAAGTTGTCAAATTTGAATGTTGGTGATATTTTCATGTTTAAAGACGTGATGTATGAAATTATCAACAAAACACAATGGATATCTACATGTAAATATGTTAACGATAAATATCAATATGGAGGCTGGCTATCACATAAGTATCTATATTGTAATTTTAGTAACCATACAAAAGTTGAAATATGAAACATATATTGGATTGGTATAATGAAAATACTCCTCAAAATGAGGATGAATACGAAAAAGGATGCTTGACAAGTGCTGCAATAATAGCAATAATCTTCATAGCATTAACAGTAGCAATAATAAATATTTGATTTGAAAATGGAAAAACAACCGATTAGCATACAAGACGTGATACAAGAACTTCGCGACTTGTTCAGAGTTACAAACAGAGGATTTTCAAGTGAAATAGACGGGATATTCTTTATTGACAAAAGGCAATATTCCGCATCCGAGGTACACATGAAGCTTGAAATGTACTTCAATGACAAGTATATAATCAACGGACTTTGTAAGATATATCCGAATTGTGTGACTTATACACGATTTGAGATTAAGAGCATCGACAAGCTGATACCTAACTATAGACTCATGGGAGGTTATACTCCCGAAAAGGAGGACTGAATTATGGCGAAGAGTATATTTACTCCAATGGAGAAGTTCAACGAAATTTTGGCAGCCTATAAACTTAAATCGAGTAATATCGGAGAGTATGAGGGAAAGCACATCAGAGTATTCCACAATGAGAAGAAACTGTTTGATTACTACCCGTGCCGGATGAAGCTATTTGACTACCACAGTTGGCATCAGCTAAGTTATCCTATGCACGGGAATAAGGATTGGGAAAAGGAACTAAGGACAATAATTGAAAAACTTATAAGAAAATGAAAACAGTAGTAGTAACATTGATTGCTTTATGCAGCGTTATGTGTTCAGTAAATGCACAAAAAATCAGAAAAAATGAGATTGACAAGTTTACAAAAACTCATGTTGTCGAGACGTCAAGACCGTTAGTCAATAAATATCCGGGAATACTATATGCTTCCTTTTATAAAAATGGCGATGATGAGTTTTTACGCCTTTATTGGGAATGTAGGGGTATTATATCTATGGACAAAGGGAACAAAGTTATTTTTCTTGATGTAGAAGGGAATCCATACACATTTTATAATTCCCAGTATATTATGTCAGAGGATATACATGCAACATCTAATAATTTAGGGAGTGAATATATTTTAGAAATGTGGCTTGTTGGAGATTTAAGTATATTTGAAGACAAAGAATTGGCGGCAATTAGAATTTATACAAACCAAGGCTATGAGGATATAAAGTTAGGCAAAAGAATAGCAAAACTGAAAGAATTGTATTCAGTTTACAAGTCGGCTTTATAATAATTGTTAATAGTTTGACTTGTTTTTTGGAAATTTCAAAAATAACAGCGTTCTTTGCATTGCAATCGAGAGGTAGAATGCTCGGTGATAAACGATATTAGGATTCAATAGCAATTCAACATATAGCTTACATTGGCACATTCTACCTGCAATCGTGCAGCCTGCCAGTGTATAGCAAAGCTTAAAGCACTGGGAGTTTTCTCGGTGCTTTTTGCTTTTTTGTAGTCCTGCCATTCGGAGCAAATATATAAACTGCATAGAAGAGGTCGTACAAATGCAGCCAGTCGGGGATGTGATAGAACAACTGGGTACGAATGTTGAATAGTAACATAAATGGTTCTAAGCTGCTTATCTATTCTGTGTTGCAGCACGCTTGAAAAGGTTCAGTTTATACTGGTTAGCTTTAAAAGCGTTCCACGAACAAGAATAAAATCTTGCTTAGGGGACTTTACGCACGTAGGTTTGTTTGCCTGGTTAACTTATTATTGTTTTATATTTATAACTATAATAACATAATTATATGAGTAATAAAAGCTATATTTCACT